GAGCCGATGGTGTCTTTCAGGTCGAACACCTTCCCGCCAGTGTACTGAATCAGGATGCACGACGCGTTGAAGTACTGGCCACCATCATAGACGTTTTTAAAGAACGGCTTTTTGCTTGGCGCGGTCGCGTTCGGATTTTGCAGCGTACAGCCGGAAAGCATGAATGTGGACGTGTCGCGGTTAGCGTTGAAAAACGTCTTGTTTTTCGCGTCAACGATTTTAATCCCGTGAAAGGTTACTCGCGCGTGGTTAGCCAGAATCAGCGGCTTAGTGTCGCTCCCTAACGGCGTAAGCGTGGCCGCGGCGTGGTTTCCCATGAATACGGGAACCTGTGAACGAATTACGAATTCAGCCGAACCCTTGTAGCCGGATGAGGTTGAACCGGCAGCCTCGCGCTTGGAAAAGTCCATATCGCTTAGTGCGTAGTTCTGCGCGGTAACAACGATGCCCTGGCGGCGCCCGTTATCGCCACTCAGGTTTACGGCCAATGTACTGTTCATAAAATCGTACATTCGCACGAACGCCGGGGCGTCATCGGTCACGCCATCACCAACCGCGCCGAAGTCGTCAACGGTCAGATCCGCGATGTTTGGCACGATGCGCTCCCAATAGTAATTACCGCCAGAGCTGCACGTGTAGCCGCCATCGTCTGCACGCGTAGCTTTGAAGCCACGGAAAAGCCCACCGCCGCGATAGGTGTCAGGTAAGGTGCCGGTGGCTTTCTTGTTGTAGTACTTCAGGCGAACAACCTCGCCAGTGTATGCCGGTGCGCGGGCCTTCAGTGCTGCCCAGCCTTCAATCCCGTCGTTGTCGGGCTTCCATAGAGCCTCAAGGTTCAGGCGTGCCGCTGCCTTGTCAGCAACGCTCTGCAGGTTGTCGGTCTTCAATAGGGTTTTAGAAAGATCAGCTTCACCACCGCCGGTTCCGGGTTGCTTTGGATATGGCATGATTATGACCTCTTGTAGATGATGGCTTTAGCGGATGTTGCGCCTGCGATACCAGAGAATACAACCTGCACCGAATCACACAGCCCATAAATGGTTGCAGGGGTATAGCCGGCGATACCAGCATTCACCTGTGAGGCTGTGATGGGAGAGTTATCAGCAAGCAAGTACTGACCCTGGAATGGCGAACCGTAAACATTTACCGTGCCAGCCGTAGGGGTTACAACGGCACCAGACGCATCGAAGAATTGAACGTATACGTCCATCTTATCGGCATCAGCACCAAGCGCGGCGGAATTGTACGTGGTTGTTTGAGATGATACAGGCAGGAAAGGGCTGCCATTGTTGGTAATCTGGTGCCTGGTGGCCATATGACGCCTCAATTAATTTAATTTAGAGAGATCATTATACCACCAATATTCTGCGCTGATTTGCCAACAAAAAACCCGCCGAAGCGGGTCTTTATTATTTACTGGCCTTCTTGGCCTTACCTTCATCTTCCGATGGAGTTGCCACCTCCAGCTTTTTGTCTTCGGCTTTTACTTCTTCAACCTTTGACAGCCAGAACTGCGGCAGGTTATCCATCGTGATTTCTTCACCGACCTGCAGCTCGCGAATTTGGCCATTCTCGTCGGAGATATTCAGACCATGCTGGGTGACGCGGTATTTTTTCTTAGCCATTATCCAATCCTCTATTAAGAGTTAAGGGGCCGAAGCCCCTTTTTTTACTGCGCTGCTTGGGCGCCATACCCATGAAATACTTTAGATCTTCCATTGAAGTCACGACGCACCTGGAGACCCATGGCGCCCCAAACCAGCACGTTAAAATCAGCGTGCGGAGTGGTGCGTGGCTCAGCGTAGCTTGACACTGGCTGACCAACGCGTGGGCGAATGTACAGGTCGTTGCGGACGTAAGCAACGAACTGGTTGCCAGTCAGCAAGAAGTTGGTGCCAATCTTGCCGATGCGGCCAACGTTACCGGTACGGCCGAAGCTGAGGATGTAGTCCTCAATTGTGCCTGCCTTAAAGCCCTGCGCATCAGAGTAGGGACGGCTGAATGAGCGGCGCACAGCAGGAGATACCCAGATATCGATTGGCTCGAACACATTCTGGTTATCCAGCAGGGTTGCGAAGGTTGCATTAAAGAAGCCAACAATCTCATCCGGCGTTGCCAGCTGCAGGTCGATGCCTGACAGGTCGATCTGAACGGTGTTCGGGTGATTGGTGATGCCATAACCCGTGTACACGCCGTTTACGTTCAGGCTGGTGTCACCAGTCAGCAGGTACTGAGCCATATCCTGGCGCAGCGCAAAGGTAACGTTAGCCTGGTCATCAACCAGAGCATCGAAACCTTCAGAGCGCATGCCCAGCACTTCACGCCAGTTACGGCCGTAACCGGTCTTGAAGATTGGGATAACGTCGCCGCTGTAATCGTAGCGGGTTTTATCCAGGTCTTCAGGAACCTGGCCGGAAATGGTGCGAACAACACGACCAGCATCGGATGCAATGCGGCTGATAGCCACGGTCTTGCCGATATCGATATTAGCAGCCAGTCCCATCAGGTCATTCATCATATCCATGCCCGCTTCATTGCGGAATACACGGGTGGTGACGTTATCCACTTCGCGCCAGTAGTCTCGAGTAATCAGGCCGGTCGCGTTAGTCTGATATTCAGCATCAATGCGCGCCTCGCTGTTAGCGAAAACCTGACGCTGAATGCCTAGCTCTTTCCACTGATTAGCAACAACCTTGGAGTTGCCGATCAGCTCTTTTGTGAATACTGCTTTCATGATCGTCATATTAGGCGCTCGCTAATTCTGCATTACCAGCGCGGCGCACAGCGACCAGCTCTGGAGCGGTGGAAGATACGGTGTAGGTCTCGTGGGAATAAAAGATAACCTGTTCACCAGCCGCAGCCACTTTCAGGACGCCAGCAGCGTTTTTAGACAGTGGGGTATTTTTTGCCAGTACGGAAGATGCAGCAACCAGCGCGTGGTAGGTAACACCGAATTCGCACATCAGAGCAACGCCAGTAGCGCCTGCTGGTACGGATTCAGATACCTCCATGCCGCCGATATAGTTTTCCTGCAGCAGAAGCGGGTAAGCTTGCGCGCCAGCAGTAGTAGCGGAGGTAAACTCACCATCATCGTTTAACTGAACCAGCGTACCAGGCAGAGTCGCAGCAGCCATGATGGCCTCCTGCACCTGTGGGTCGTTTTTGCGGGCTGGGCCGCCTTTAATTGAACCGTAGCGAATAGCCATTATTCAGGTGCCTCCATGTTGGAGTAGTCTTCTGCTGAGCTATTGGTAGCTGGCAGGCCGCCTTTGATACCGCTACCTTTCTGCGTGCGAGCATAGGCATCAGCCAGTGCGTCGCCAGACAGGGCGTTAGCGATAACGTCACCGAGGTGCTGCTTAACTACGGCGCGCATCTCTTCCTCTTCTTTTTTGCTGTTAGCCTGCAACTGTTCACGCAGCTTGGCGTTATCAGTCTCAAGCTCGCCCAGCTTGGCGTTGACAGCAGTTAGCTGCTCAGTCACCGGCTTGAGCGCACCCGCAAGAATTGCTTGCATCTGCTCTTCAGTCATCTCATCTTCCTCGTTATTGATTTGAACCGGCTCAAGCTCGGTCTTGTAAACGGCTTTTACTCGTTCGCCGACTAATTGTACCATATCATCCTGAACGATGTAGGATTGCTGATATAACTGACCATCCATTTCAAAGCCGGCGCGGTCGTCGTATACAGCTACGATATATGGCCATGAATCATCGCCCATCTCCGCCTGCAGGATGCGACGAATCTGGTCGGTAATGTCACTAAAGGACAGATCGGAGCGGTTGACCATATATTTAACCAGCTTCTTCAGCCAGAATTTATTTAAATGGTCGGCGCTTTCGTCTGGTTTCTGTGATTCGCTCAGGTTGACGGTAATGCGCTCAATCTCTTCGCCGTTAGCAGCAAAGATACCAACGCCATCATCAGGCGTTCCGGCGCCAGGAGTGCCTTCAGGTAAGATAGCCAAGTGGTCAAACTCCATATTGCTGGCAATCCATGAGTACTTCTTGCCCTTGGAATTACCTTGCGCCTCTTTGCGGCTCAGCAGTAGACCGGTTGAAACATGGATTGGCTCAGCTTCGGTGTTATTCATCAGCGCATCAAGGCGAGCAATCAGGCCGCGCCCTTTCTCACTGGCTTCAGCAAATCGCTTGTTCACCTTAAGGTCAACCATGGTCTTATTGCCATCATGGGATGAATTCTCAACCCAGGCACCAACGTGATACTGATTAACCGCGCGAACATCGGATGCAAGAACGTATTTTCCATTAACTTTAGGATGGTCGAGCGGCGCTGGCTTCCCATCAAGCGTGGAATAAGAAGCCTTGATTTCATCGGCAGGATAGAGGCCGCCGTTCATGACAATATCATCAACAAGCGGCACGACATTTTTAATAACGATGTGAGGGTCGCCATCAATGATTTGCTCGCTGATGTTGCTTGCGGCGTTGATGGCAGTCAGGACGTTAACCTGAATGCGTTTCATGGGTATACCTCTGCATTAGTGGTGATGCAAAGTATACCATGACTTGTTAGTTATGAGCGGCAGGCAGGCCCAGCAGAATGCAGCTACCGCATAGAGCGGATAATCTGACACAAGGTTACATGCCAGAAAGAAGAATGTCATAGTTATGCACAGAGCTTTCATAATTTCATCCTCAGTGATAACTCAAATATTAACCTGAAACGGCAGTCTCGCCAGATAGGATTAGTCTTTAATATCGTCTAATCGATAGTTCATGACAAGAAAAACCGCCATGAGTGATATGGCGGCATAAATGCATGTATCATTCAAAGTGGTTGATAATGCGGCGCGAGCTGCGCCATAGAAGGTTAACGACAGAAAGGTGTTACGCATGTTAGCCGCCTTAGTAATTGACGGCTAATTAGAGCACTTTTTGCACAATTTGTCACTAGCTACTTAGCGAATCGGAAAGCGACTTCCAATACGTGGCGGCGCGCCCAATCGTGGATAGCGTGGGTCATTTGTTTTTTACCTTTGGTGAATTATTCAAATCCTTAAATTCTTTTGTTTTACGGCATTTTTTACAACTTATTTGCTCCCTTGTGAAACCATTACTGTTAAACCCTTCCTGACCACATGCTGCTTTAGTTGTGAAGGGTATCAATACGTGAACAATACTCTTACCCATTACAAGGCCCTCCTTCACGCTGACGCCATAGCTGCGCCAACTGATGATAGTGATATGCGGTCGTCACGTCTTTGGCGCTGTCGCGCATTTTGATGCACCAGGAATAGGCACTGTTAATTGGGATGATTTCAGCTGTCATGCCTTTTCCTCAGTGCGATACATCATGATTACCAGGTTTCCTTTGGTGGCCACGCGCATGGTGCTGCCGTCTTTCAGCTGGTCGAGCTGGAATGCGTCGTAAAATTCATTTACAGCACGCTGCTGGCGATCCTGTTTCCTGCGCTTATCCCAGCCTTTTAACAGCAATGACATAAGCCACTGACCAGCTTTGACAGTGATAAAAAAGTAACTGATAGCCATAAGCCCGACCATCATCCACTGGTTGAATGTAAGCTCATTCATCATTGTTCTCCTGTTTGGCGCGGGCCCGTTGCCAGACTACCCATGCCGTTTGGATGGTGAAATTGACGTAATTCCCGTATTCGACGAGAAGGTCATTGAATCCATGCTTGCGCATTACTTCTTCAAACGCCTGACGTTCCAGCTCTTCGTTCATCCGATATACCCCGCGAAGCTCATAAGCCACAGCGACGCCGTAACCCATCCAGCCACCAGCGCCACGCCTTTGCATAGTTGCTGTGTTGTCATGATCTGCTTTCCTGTGAGTTACCGTAACTGCCGTACCACCAGCCATCTCCACCGTCAGTAAGCGCAATGCTTTCGCTGCCTACCAATTTGAACACGAAAATTGAGCACGAAAAAGAACCATTCTTCCCACAAGAAACACCTTCGGGATTTACTCCCATCCGAATTTGCTTTGCTTCCTCGTCAATCTGAATGTCTATTCTTTTCTCTCGAAGCGGTACTGATTTGCTGACTGTTCCACCTCCAGCGCCGGAAGTAGTTTTACGGAATCTAACTGAAGGCTTTGAGCGATGCGGGCTGGTTGCGCGCCGAAAGCCAATTTGAGATACAAAAGCCATAATCAAAAGCCCCCTTTCTTTGGTTTGCCATTTTACCTGCCACAATATTTATAATTAGCGCCACCAACGAGACGTGGCGACACCCCCGACCAGTCCAGCATATCTACATGCTTGTTTCGACCAATTCTATTCCTGACCTCGCGCAGCCTGTCCTCAAGTGCTTTTATTCTTCCTGCCAAAGCGTCAAGGCTGGCGATGATTTCTGCTTCTTCTTGCTGGTCAGAATCTCTTGCGCTTCTGCCTGAATTTGATTCATCACACATTTGAGTGCTCTCCCGTAGTATTTATTAACTGAGCGGATTGTCCGCCGGTATCCATCTGCATCTATAGCTTCCATATCGTCAACGATAAAGAAGCGCCTTATGAAGCAGCTATTCTTCGTGCCAAGCTTTCTGATTCTTTCCGATCGCTTCATATTGCTCCTTAAGCAAATGCATAGCGCTATCATTCCATACTTCAGTAACCAGCATATGCAGCATGCGGTCAATATAATTTACCTCAATTTCTGGTATCTCATGCTTGCGCATCCTCTCAATAACTATGCGCTTTATCTCGTTGCGCGATTCTTCAAGTGTCCGGCGGCTCATTGGTTGCCTCGTTATGGTAAAATGAATCTACGTCAGGAAGCTTGACACACGATTCTACTTCAGTCAATATCTACCAACACAAAGTTTCTCAGGAGAGATATGAGCCGCAAAGCAAGTGAGCCACTGGAGGCTCTCACAAGGATTATCCAGAAGCGCCAGCCGCTATCGCTGCGAGATGTGCGCAACTATGCGGCATGCTACAAGGCGATGGCTGGCTGGGATAAAGAGTTTATGCATAACTACATCCGCGAGCATTTCACGGTTGATGAAAACAACAAAGTGACGTTACGGGAGGAATAATGGATTGGGTTTATCTGAAGGGTTGTGAAAATGATTTTTATGGGGCGCCGGAATGGGCCACCCACCTGGCTTTTTGCAGTAACGATAATCCGCCAGTAGACACGGGAACTGACAGGGCATGGGTTGCAGGATTAGATTTGGGGAGTCTGTGGGTGGCCTTTGAAGACAATGAATTAAAAGGAGAAATATACAAGCCTGAGCATTGGTTCTCAATAGCCCATCGCACACCTCGCATCGGCTACGACCTCGACCTGGAATTCTGCAAAGATAACACGGATGACCCGAGGTGTGTTGAGTGTGCCGTTGATGAGTCGACGCAAGATGCCAATAAGTACCAGCGCTCTTGCAAAGGTGTAATGATTGACGTGTACGATGTGCTTCAGGCTTGGAATGTGACTAACCCTGCGCTTCAGCACCTGATTAAGAAAGCACTATGCCCCGGCGAGCGCGGACACAAAGACCGGCAGGAAGATTTGCAGGATATACTCGACAGCGCAAAACGCGCAATTGAACTGGAGAAAGAATAATGACAGACAAGCACAAGCTAACCGTTAAATGCATTGATGGCACGCTCGCAGTAACAACGCTCGATGGCACGCCTATCGCTGCTGTTTGCGACCTAAATATCCATCAAGAGACCAGCGAGATAACAACGGCGACAATAGTTGTTGAGCTTCACAGCGAAGATGGAGCTAAACTCTATCATGGGATGGCGCTTACAAAGAAAGATATTACGGGAGAAGAATAATGCCATTCGCAGATATTACCAAAGCACAGTTATCATCTGAATACAGCGTAATCACCGACACGTCAGCATCTTTGCAGTCAATCGCACAGACGGGCGATGCCACGTTGAAGGTAACTGCCGATACCATCAACTACCTGGTGAGCAACCTTTCTCAGGCGGAGGCTAAGCCCGTACTGCTGAGTACCGGCAGCAATTACTATAAATTAGGCGATTATGCAGATGGCAAAGTCAGTGCTGAGCTGGTGCGGATTGTGGAGCCAACAACAAGCGAGGGTAAGTAAGTGGAAGAGCAGAAATATACAATTGAGTTTACTGAAGGTGAGCTGAATGAAATTATGGACAGCATTGAGGCAACATGGAATGACGGTCATGACACGGAAGGATTAAGCTCCGCCGCTGACAAGATTACATATGCACTCAACTTCGAATAACAAAGAAGCCCCGGCTGGGGCTTTTATTTTGCGTTGCTGTAATAGTCCTGCCATTGATAAACCTGCAATCTCAATGACGCAGTACACTTCGCGTTATCAACATCAGCCTGCAAATCAGCATCGCTATCGGTGCCGGCTGCAACGAGCCTGCATGGTTCATTCATCATTGAGGCTGACGGCGTTGGCAGCGTCGATGGCGGACTGGCGCAGCTGCACAGCATTAGCGTCAAACCTGCACACAGTGCGAGTCGGGTCTTGCACGTATTTAACGACATCACGATACACCGTCCTGTATTTGGTTTCTGTCACGACGCGAACCTTCTCGGCCTTTGCATCGCTCTTTTGCTGCGCGACATCTGCCTTTTGCTTTTTGGTTGCATATTCGCGGTTAACCTTTTCGGCGTGCGATGACCAACCAGATCGCCAGGCGTAGAGATGACTAACAACGAGGATCGCCAGCAATGCTCCGGCCAGAATAGCCTTAAGCTGCAGCGTCATCTTTGGTATCCTCAACTTTCTGCTCAAGCACCTTCTTCTCTTTGTGAGTGTTGACGCTGCGGCCGATAAGCATTGCACAGAATAATGCGAACGCTACGCCCTTGGCGACGTAAGGCGGCAGGGATGCCTTAATATCGTCAGGCATGGCCTGCCAGAGGTTGTTCAGGTCTTGCGGGAAGAACTGGAAATAGCCGATGATGGCGGCCCATGTGGAGATTAGCCAGGTGTTGATGCGCTTCATATTAAATCTCCACGCGATTGGTTGATTTCTTTTTTACAGGCGTCGTGATCGCTTTGTCCACAGACCAGCTAAGCCTTAACCTTGATGAGAGTACCTGATGGCCTATTCCGCACATTGAAGACAGCTGGCTTATGGTGTAGCTGTTTCCATGCCATTCAACCCTATGATTATTCCTTTTATTGGTTAACTGTGTCTTTTTGTCTGCCCATCTGCAATTTTCCTTATAATAACCCTTATTATTATCGATTCTATCAATAGTCATTCCGTCCGGCCTCTGACCCATATCTGTAAGGAATTTTTCAAAGCTGTCCCATTCCTTGCATATCCCTATCCCCCTGCCACCGTAGTTTTCGTAAGCATCATTTGATGTATTAAGGCATCGCTGCCTCATATGCAGCCATGTCTGGTATGTAGGAGTTTCTTCGCCATCTATTGCATGCCCATGTTTTTTGCCATACTGGGAGCAGCCACAAGACTTACTTTGACCCTTTTTAAAGTTGGAGGCTATGACTAGCGATTGATTTCCGCAATCACATTGGCATAACCATTTCACCGACCCTCTCTTGTCTGATTGTTGGCGCTTAATAGCAACAAGTTTCCCAGATCGCTTCCCGACAAGGTTTAATGCTGCGGTCATAATGAAATCCTTTGAGAAATCCATCCATTCACAAACTTGCGTTGCGACGGGTTCTTTTCGACGATCTCAATGTACCGCACTCCTTGCAGGCAGTTTAGCGCTTTCAACAGAATGGATGCAGAGTTAACCCGTGATGCCAGATAAGCATTCACCGCGGACTTGGTTGCCGGCCCCATCTTGCCGTCAACAGTAAGCGATGAGCCCTGTAGCGCATTGATTGCGCGTTGAAGGAATTTTGCCGCAGTTGCCGGCCCCATATTCACGCCGGTATCGAAAAGCTCAGCGGCAATCTCTGACGGGAAATCTGCAAAACCTGGCTTAACCAGGTATTCGTTGCGGTAAATCTGCTTTGCTGTTGCGAGCGGAAGCGATCGCATATCGCCAGTATAGCCATTGGCGCGCGCCACCTTTTCTGTGATTCCGTAGTTAGTTGCACCACCACTGTCTGCTGGGTCATTGACGTAGCCGCCCTCTGCTTTGATTGTGGCGTCGATTATCTGGTCTAAGGTCATTTTGGCTTCCTCTGTGGACTGGCGTAAATTTTATCATAAAAGGTATTGACGTAGATTAATGGTATTGGTAGATTAACTGCATGGCGGCAATGGTGCTGCAGGAGATTGAAGATGAAAACAGAAAGCATTACATTCGCCGGCAAAAGCTGGCAGGTTACCAGAATGGCATGCGGCTACCTGTGGAGGATTTCCTGCGGTACCGAAAAGCGCACTATCAATCATGAAACGCTGCTTCAGCTGCAGCACGGGAGGTGATATGAAACATATTCTGGAAGAAGAGGTGTTGCTAATTATTAATCACGCCGACCAGTCAATGCGCGGTTTCGCTGAGGCAACAAGCAAAGACTTCATCACGGCATTCGCGTTTATTATTATTGCCTTTCCGGCTGTCGTGCTCTTTATCGGCCTTATGCTGGCTAACTTCCTGGGGTTGATGTGATGATTAAATACAATGGTGAGCGCCGCAAAGTTGTGATGATGGCCTGTGGCGATCTGTACAGGCTGAAGCCAAACGACACTGGCACAACACATCGCCAGGGTGAAACAATGACGCGCAGCCAGCTCATTCGGGCGGCGCGGGAATATTATCTTGAGGGGAAATAAATGTCAGGATTTAAAGGTACGCACGGGCCGTGGGTCATCGAAGACATAGATGATGATGAAATATCTGAAATGAGCACAATAATGATTGTGTGCGAAGAAAAAATTTTGGCATGCGTAGGGCCGTCAGAGGATACGGATTTGAGGAGCGATAAAGCAAACGCCATGCTAATCGCCGCAGCACCTGAGTTGCTGGAGGCTTTGCAGGATGCACTACATTCTTACGATAAACACGGTGAATATCCTGAATGGGATTTTGCTCGCGCCGCAATCGCCAAAGCACTTGGAGAATAAAAATGAGCAGAGAACTAGATCTGGCGTTCCCATACACTTTCGTTAATGAAAGCAAGGAGAAGATTGTTTTAAAGGGGGAGGAAATCCTGCCCGGCCACGGATTTACTGACGCGGGCATGAGCATGAGAGATTACTTTGCCGCTAAGGCTATGGCGGCCATGCTTTCAGCGCCAATTGGTAAGTTTAGTCACGATAATGGGCAGAAAGCCGCTATAGACGCTTACATCATGGCAGATTCAATGATCGCAGAGCGCGACAAGAAAGAGGATAAATAACATGGGCAAGATAAATATTATCGTCACCTACGAAGAGGATGGCGAAAAGACAAAAATGGTTGATTACAGCTATGAAGACGAAACGGAAGATGTCGAGATGGAGATCAACCCTGCGCTGGATGAGTTTGTGTCTGACTGGCTGCATGAGGCGGCTGAGGATATTTTAGATGGATGTCGAGCGCAGGTACACTAACCAACAGCATCCTCTGTGAGGATTTAAAAGGTAAATTATGAGCTGGTATAACGAAGAGAAAAAGAAAGCCGATGAACTTCGCGCGCAGGGCGTTGAGATCATGAAAGCAAAGACTCAACAGAGCATGGAGAGATGCGAGGGTGTTTTTAGCGACGACATATGGGTCGTAATGAAAGAATGCTTGTTGGGATTTATGGATGGCTGCGATCAGGTGGCGAAAGAACTTCGAGATGGCACTCTTCCAGAAAAGTTCAGGAAATGATAAATAGCCGCCTCTGTGCGGCATTTTACTTATCTTCTGACTGCCACTTAGCTTTCTCTGCGGCGTAAAGCGCCCTGACTCTCTCTGTTATCTGCGGCTTGCCGTCATAAATAATGCACTCTGTGTTTCCACAATGGCAGTTATAGCGATTCCCATTCTTGGCATAGAATTCTGCAACCTCTTTCGGCGCATAAACATTTCCATGGCGTGACGCATGCCAACTCCTTGTCGTCTTAAGTAGTGCTGACGTCCAGAATATGCCAACGTTAAGACCCAGCAATGCCTTTGCCTCCTGAGCCTCATCCCTCCTCGCTTGCCTGAGCGCTCCTGTTATTTCCGTCTGGGCCATCTGCCTGGCCTTGCTCTCAGTTACGCCTACGCGCGCCACTATATCATCCGTAACACTGCCGGGAGCCTTGCCATTCGCTATGCCCTCAGTGATTACCGATGCGAGCTGCTGCCTTGCCTGGTCACTGAGTCCTTGCCAGTCAGAATAGGTACCGGCGTAAGCAACCCCCAGGCGGTTGAGGTATGGCTCAGAGTAAAGAATATCCGCCATGCTTCTCTGCTCGGCGTAAGCCATGCTTATCTTTGCCAGGTTACCCTGAGCTTGCTGCATTCCTGACTGATAGGCATCCTCCACCTCTACCCCCATCCACATTTGGCCGCTCGTCGTATCCTCAAGCAAAATGTCATCCAGTATCCTCTGGATTTGCTCGCTAAATGTTGCCGCGCGAGTAGCGTTGAAGTCGTAAGTGTAGCCGTATTCATCCTGCGCGTTGTTTTGCACGACAGGAATCGCATTGAACAGCTCCAGCACCTGCTCACGGATTAAATTAAATTTACCTTCCGTCTTGCGCCACACCTTCTTAATGCGTGTATTAGCGCCAACCGGGTCAGTGCGGCTGGATGGTAGACGAGGTTGAGCTATTCGCGCATTAATCCTCAACAGTCGCATCGGCATCTTCTTCTGGCTGTGGCTGCTGTGTGGCTTTCTGCTGCTCAATCATCATCTGCATGAATGCCCGCACCTCGCCATCATCTATGGCCTCGTAACCGCCGGCAGCACGAATTTCATCGACAGTAAAGAGCATTGGCTGCCCTGCGTCATACAATGATCTATTGGCCGTGGCAAGCTTACTCATCAGGTCGGCTTTATCAGAATCGCTCGGTGCCAGCAGGTCATCCCACTTAACCTCGTATTCCTTCTCTTCCATGATGCCGAAGCGGATAAAGCGCTCAACAATGTCACCAATAACGTGATTGAGGAAACCTTCGCGACGCTGTTTGGCAGTGCTGGCGTGGTCGTACTTATCCTCGTCAGATGCCAGGCGACCCGTCTGCTGGCCAAAGATAACCGTGAATGGTTTCTGAATCGACGCACAGAATTGGTTGGCGGCAACAGTCCATGCCGGAGAAGGGTCTGCGGGGGTTACGCTAAGCACGTTAACATCGGCACCCATAGTGAACATGGCTGCGTCAATTGCCTCATTAAGCCGCGCCACGTCCTCATTCAGTACGTCTCCCAGGTCATCAATACTCACACCCATCTGCTGTGCCAGGGATGCTGCGGTGACTTGGTCTTTATTGTAATTGACGTTGAGCTGGCGGCTTGCGTTCTTCAGGAATCCTTCTGCTGCTGAGCCAGTAATCTTGGCCATATCAATAAGGCTGTTGAAGCCAGCGCGGAGCAATGGAACGCCTGACGTAAGCGCGCCATCAAATGAGCCTTCAGCAAGCAGAATCACGCGATCGGGGTGAATATCCAGCGAGCGCTCCGGTTGCCCTTCTGTTTGCTCACCAACGACAGATTGATTGTACTGCCACATGGCAGGCTGGCCGTAATTTTCATCCGCCTCATCCGTAACCCATGCAGAAACAATCATCTGCTCTTCCCATACCGGCAGGTAACGGATGATTGCCTTGTCTTTAGTGCGGCGGGTCTTGCTGATATCTACAGGCTCATTCCAGGGGCGGCCATCTGCGATTTGCATTATGAGGCAGGAGTAGCGGTTAACCAGGTTTTTGCGGTCAGCGTCCTTGATGAATGGCCATGCTTTACGGAAGATGCGGCGAGCCAGAAGCTCCCATGATGATTCCGCCTTATCATCCTCACCATCCTCAATAATTTCCGGGTAAGACTCCCAGCATTTGTCCAGCGTTCGGTTAATGCCCGCTGCGGCGGCCGGGTCGCGCTCGTAAGTAAACCGGAACATCTCTGGCGTAATCTCTTCAGGATAGCCCGTTTCCTGCCATAGCCTTACGTGCTTAGTATCGCCGCGAGGGTTGAAGCATGAGATATCACGACCAAAGCGTTCAATGCTGGCTCGGTTTGTTGTTACGCGATTCTGGATATAGGCGTTAAGCTGTAGTTGTTTATTGCTGGCCATAAAGTAAAAATCCACCGATTGGGGTATCAGTGGATTATATCACAGCAAGGCCGGAAGTCATCGAGGGCACTATAACACATTATCCGCGCAGCAACCCCTTCTTCTGCACAACTCCCTTAAAGCCACGAGATACTTGCAGAGCAACAAACACATCCTCAACGCACTTAAGTAGGGTGTCCTCGTCCAGTTTAAATTTAATCAGCAAAGCCGAGTCCGCAATGCCGGCCCTGCTCAGTGAGTATATCTGCTGCTTTTCCTGCTCGGTGATTGTTCGGTACTGGCGCATGGCTTCCTCCTTAATCTACTGCGTGAAGTATATTCACGATTGATGTAGATTACAAGTTAGCGCTTGCGGCGAATCCATCCAGCAACCGGTTTTGCCAATCGGTATTTATTGAAAATATAATAATCACCAGCGTCGTTTGGGTGATCTCGGTCGTGAGCCTTATCTGGTTCACCTTGCTTATTGTAAACCTGCTGCTCTCTAGCTTCAGTATAGAGAGGGCAAAGCTTGGTGTTAATTAGATACCTGCGCTCACCCTCTGCATTCATGAACATTGCATTAACTGAGTTTATGCGGTCTCTAACCGGTGGGTTTTTGCTATCACACATAACATGGAATCCAGCCTCTCTTAGCAGCGCCAAGTCCGAAGTTCCGGCGTTCACTGTTTTCCTTGAGCCTCCAGAAGCATCCGGGTAAACATATATTTCACAGGACCTGGAGAAATAACCTTGAGATGATTCATTCCAGAATCGGGTTTTTATGAGCCTTATCATTTCTGGCGTGTCGTATGCGCCAAGTATCTCGGCCACCGCCCTTGGTGCACCCTCCCTCTCAACGTGAGCGATAGCAGACATTTTACCAACGTTAAAGTCTAGGCCTATATGTACTGGCTCACGGCCATCCCACTCATCATCGGTGTGATTGAGTTTGCGATCAAACTGAGGGTAAACGGTGCCTGAGGTAAGGTTTACGAACTCTCCCTGCAGGTATGCCTCTATAAGCTGTGGAGGGTAGCTGTCTCGCAATGCCTGAACGTAATCTTCAGGAAGGAATGGGTTGCTCATAGTGCTGGCCTGAATCATTTCATAGCCATCTTTTTTGTTCTTCACCCAGCGGTCATAAACAAAACGGAAGCCCTCTGGCGTAGAAAAAATGCCAACAGTGTTCATTGGCTTGCCAGAGGTATTCTGATAAGTTCTCGGGCGCTGACGGTTGCGTGCGATAACCTTAATCCAGGCCTCTGTAGCGTGCTCTTGCTTGAGGGTATCTATCTCGTCTATCTTTGCCCTGAAAGACTCGTAACCAACGATGCGCGAAGGATTATCGAGCGTCCTGAGTACAAAGTCGCCCATCTGCCCTGAGGAAGTGTAGATGATGTTCTCTGTCTTGTTGTATTTATATCTTACCCCCCAATCAATGAGCTTTTCTTCCATTCGCGGGGCAAGGATAAGCCTTACGAGGTCGAAAGTGGGCTCATAAAGCGCAACAAGAGAATCAGAGCCACCTTCAAGACTATCAAGAAGCGCAGAGTTACACATAGTCTCTGATTTTCCAGTACCGAACCCAGCGATGAATGCAGGGAACTTGCTGGTTAGCGCCAGGTACTCAGCCTGAGGTTTAGTTGCAGTGACTTTTATTTGCATCCACCCCTGCCCCACCCAAAAACCGTCTGAAAAGGATTCAGGCTAATGCAATGGCTCCATAAACCTGAGGCCCAAGCTCCAATCGCATGAAATTTTGACCTTGTTTCGCCATATGTAACTATTGAAACAACGCCATCTCGTGATACTTCAATAGTGACGAGGCATTGTAAGTCCTTTTCTTTGCAAATGGTCTTTAGTTCATTTATTTTAATCTTCGCTTTTGGCACTGATCACCTCAATTTGCACTTTCTGGATTTGTCCGTCGCCACTCCCCGCCTCTTCTTCCGGCTTGTCGCGCCATAGCTTAGGCTGCCTGTTTTTTAGCCAGAAAATCATTGATGTTGCATCTGGAGGGTAATGCCTAACTGTTGGAGTGACGACAATCTCACCATTGACGGCCTTAATGTCATCCTCCGGGTGTTCATAACCAGTCGCCCTACTGAACAATGCTTGAGCAACTTTAGCGTCAGCAACAAGCTTGCCTTCTTTAAGGGCGCAAGAAAATTCTTGATGCGCAGACTTCCAGTTGTTGATGGTTGTCTCAGAAACGCCGAATGCTTCAGCCATCTGCTTATCTGTCGCGCCGAGGTAGCACATGCTTTTTGCTATCTGCGCATACTCTGGCTTGTACTCAGAAGGCCTGCCGCCTCCCGGGCCTCCAGCTGCATATTTATTTCCTTTAGGAGCTGGCATATTTGTTACCCTTCTTGATGTTGTCTTCGGCCCACAAAGGTTGTAGGTTGCTCAGGCTCCAGCAATCTTTCAACTGACCTTCATCGCTTTGGTCGAATAGAGAGCATGGCTTAATATGGTCAATATGCCACTTCCCATAATTATCCCAGCTCATGCCGCCAACAAACAGTGACTCAAGGTGCTGCTTAAGCTCACTTACAGTAAAAGGCATGCCGCTTATGCTCGCTGTCTTTCCCGCCGTAGCTGCATGAACTCTCGCCCTTGTGGCGCGCTCAATCCTGCGTGAGGCGCTAGCCTTAATGTATCCCCTCTTCCACTCACGGCGCTTTAGTCGCTTCTCTTCACCCTTGCGATTAAATATCTCAACATCTTCTGGGGATGGCGTGATGGCATTAAAAAAGCTTTCGCTATTCCTGGCCCAGGAAGCAAGGGTTAGCATGTCGATATGGAATAATGTACATAGCTGCTTGTCAGTGGCACCCAATAGGCAATAGTTATATGCCTGCTCGTCATACTCTTCTTTGTAGTCTGTTGGGCGACCGTTTATCTTGTAATCTTCTTGTGGCATGTTGAAATCCTCGCTTTGTGATGTAGATTCTACCACAGATAAAAAAATCCCCGCCATAGTGGCAGGGGAAGCGTGGCATTAACGGGATTTATTTTTACATCAGAGGTAATCACAGCAAAACTAATTTACATCACTTCTTGCCGCCTGGCAACAATCTTTACTTCATGTGCCAGGTGGTTACTCCATTATTCCTGACCAGTACACCATCAATGACATCAGGAAAGGCTTTTGCTACCTTGCTGATGAAATCATCAAGCCCTGCATCCTTGGCCGCTCTCCACGTCTCCTGCGCGGTATTCACCACAGATACCAAAGAGTGATAACAATCACCACAGCAATAAAGAAATCCACCGCGCCATTAGCGGCATCGTGCATATGCTTCTCTTCAACTTCATCATAGTTTTTCATTTCAGCAACCTATCCCGCTTCTCTTTGCGACACCAACCAGATATCGGCAACGCTGGTATCCAATCTTTAATTGCTTCGCTGCTTCTGTACAGCTTCCTCCGCATTTATTAAAAGCCTCGATCGCCTCCCTTACAGTAGCAGTCGTTACCGCCTCGTATCGCTTCCTTACAACAACCAATGAGATTTTAAGCCTCCTTGCGCGAGCTTCTACGGAAGTTACAGGGCGCTGAGTTTTTTCCGCGATAAAGTATTTGTCTTTTCGTGATGCGTATTTCTTCAGGATTCTATCCTGCTCTGGCGACCACGGCATATTGCTCATAATTACCTCGTTAAATTAAACTCGCGTCCTTGCGAGGTTGATGGCTATCATGGGGCGGCGGCGGCGGCGAGCATGGCTTGATATGCCGCTTTGTCATCATAGAATCCGTCCCAGAATTCCACTTTGTCCCATGCCGTTGAGCTTTGTGCTGCGTTAATCATTTCTACTGTCGGCTCTACCGGCACCAGCCGCCAGCCATCAGGGAAAGCAGCTGGCTCGTCGGTTAAAAATGCCAGAGCCATCTTCTCAACCTCCAACCGCCATCGAATATCTATAGCGTCTTTCGGTAAAGGCGTGATGGTGAGGTACGACGATAGGTCGTCCACGCTATTTTTTAACTGACGAATCCACTCCGACTTTTCTTCGGTAGTCATTCTGCGATCTCCCCGCCAGCGGCTTTGATGGCTGCAATCACGTCCCCTTTGGTGAACGTGGCTATTTTGCCTGCCCATAATCGCAAGGTTGGTAGCTTCACAACGAACCGCTGCGGCTGGCAGCCAAGAGCGCGCGCATCGGCAATGGCTTGATTGTATCCATTAATGCTAGCGCTATGGGCGACCTGCTTCAGCAATGCCCCAACAGCCTGCATACTACCGAATTCAACGTAATTACTGGGATTATCCCCTTGATAACGGCCGCCTACGTGTTGAACCCAATCGCCAACAGTCCAGTCTGAACGTTGAGTCACCTTCTCAGGCTGCAGCACTGCCGGGAGTGGTTCGGCGTAGAGCGGAGTAGAAGATATCTCATATTCATTTACATCTTCTTCAGAATAAGCATTATGTGATCTGAAGCTAAGGTGGCCAACACGCCCTCCTTCTCGATCTTTTTTATCCTGGATAATGTAGGCAGCATGCGGCTGCGCCTTCAGCCTTTCCAGCTCTGCCTCTGCTGCACGCGCCCGAGCTGCCCAATGATTTTTCGCGTCGAAAAGTAGCTTGTTGCGGGCGTCGGCACCATTCATCTCTACTGTATGTTTTGCCTCCAGCCCTTTCACCCGCGCTTCCAGTGTTGATACTTTTAGCGCCAGCTCAATAACCGCATCAGGCGTGGCCGTCACTCGGAACTCAGCCATCTCAGGAGAACCATGACCAGCTTTGTTGGCTGATTTAGCAATTTCTGAAAGCTCATTGATATCAATCATGGCTTTTCTCCTCTGGCTGGCGGAGCTGTGCGGCGAAAGCTGTCATTTTTGCAACGAACTGCATCCTGTTAACTGGAATTCCATCACGGAAAGCTTGTGCAATTGAAACTTCAACCCCCTCAGCCATCCATTGGCGCTTGAGGTCGCTAAAATCAGGTTCACTGCGGATAACTCGATCAACTAAACGCTGTATCCATCGATTAATTCCAAAGTTAAATTCTTCCTTAGAAACCGGAAGGGAAACGCCCATTACAGTTAACGCTTGATCGAGATTTTTAGGGATGAAAACGCTATCCCATTTAAGTTGATTAACTTCAGCCGCCAGCGCGTTCACCTGCTGTTCCAGCTCAGCAATGCGCGCATCTTTCTGTCTTCTCAGCACCTCCAGCGCTTCGACTTCTTTCTCAAGCTGCGCAATGCGCTGCTGCAAATCTAACTGTGTCATTTCATAGCTCCCGTTAATTTACTGGTAGTTTATCACCACCGAAAGAATCCACCAATAATTACCTTTTCAAGCTGGCGCGTTTCGCGAAGCTTTGCATCCGTCGCCACACTGAACACGCGAATAACCTTGCGGCCATCTTTCTGCGCCTGCTTCACTTTCCCTGAGAGGTAATTCTGAACTTCCAAATCAGTCATGCTCTGCGCCATGCGATTGCGGTTGTATTGAGTTGTCATATCTATCTCACGTTAATTATCAAAAGAATTAAAACAGCGGCCAGCGCGATGCAAACATATAAATCGTAGTCGCCATGCCACACCAGAATAAAATCGAGCCAGCTATACAGCCAATCCATGCTGAGCGCCTCATTTTGAAGTTGCCCTGCAATTTGATGCCATGTTAGCCGCTCCGCCGCCCACAATCAGGTACTCGCCGTTCTTGCGAGAGAATGTAACCAGAGGGCTAACCGCAGTTCCATTGGCATCAAGCTTGTCACTAATGACCGCATGGCCAACCGCCATAAATACGAAGTGGTCGCCATAGTCTTTAACCGTTGCCGCATTAGGTACTGTTACCACGTCGCCAACGATTTCTTTATTGGCATTTACTTGCGCGACAGTTGCATCACACAGGTAGGTTGTTGCCATAACCGGCGTAGCGAACAGTGCTGCTGCAAGAATAAAAGTTTTCATATTTTCTCCTTTCACACAGCACCGCGCCGTGTTGGTAGATTTAATGTACATTGGCGTTTAATCTACGTCAATGGCTTGCGCGAAAAATAATTTATAGTAATTTTCTAGCCCTGACTTTTGCTCTTCAGTTCTTTGGTCATCGCCTTGTATTTTTTCTCAATTTCCTCTAGTTGCTCCCGCGTCCATTTAAATGCTTTTGGTTGAGACTCGACCCACTCAACCAGCTCTAACCCGAACTTATCCACAAGAGCAAGTCGGTAGTTACCTACATTACCGGACAGGTAGTTGTTACACACTGAGCACGAAGCATGCACGTTCCGCTCGTCGTACCTAAGAGATGAGCAGGCACCTACACTACGGTAATGGGATGCGTGGCGCTGGTGATTGCCGTTATCTGGCTTGCCGCAACTGATGCACGGATTACCCTTATCCCTCTCGCGAATGTAGGAATTGAATGCCGCCTGAGCCTTCCTGTGGAAAAATGAAATATTTTGCACCGATTTTAAGCGCTCTAAATCGCTCTCTCTGCGTCTCTTTTTCTCTGCCTTGTCATCGTATACCTTTTGCCTTTTTATCTTCTCCTGGGCTTTCTGGCGATGATTTATCGCCCATTCACTTGCATGGACTACCGAACAGAAAGAACCGGCGGGGAATTTGACCATAGATTCCGCAGGAAAGTATGCTCCGCACTGCTTGCACTTGCGCTTAGAGTTACTCACTTCTCAACCCCGTAGTATTGGTCGTAGGTTACATCGCGTAGCTGCAAGCCCATCTCTGTTGCGTATGCCGTAACGTACTCAATCAAGCTAGCCATGCGCTCTACGCTCATGCCTGCGCTGCTCTCCCTGATACAGATAAGCTCACCCTCAATTCCTGCAATTACCTCACCCTGGCCTCCAGTGGCAATTGAGTGACCGGAAATCAAAATCACCTTCCACTCATCTGCATAACGCGCCTTACCACCGAACTCAAGGCCAGACTTCGCGAAGTCAGAAAATATCGAGTGAAGCTTTGCATTCTGGTCAAGGCTTCTTGTCTTGGGCTTAACCTCAACTATTAGCGGGCGCTTCTCGTCAACAGCCAATTCCCTGATGTAGTCGATGGTGTTTTGCTTCACTTGGTTGTTGATGAGCTGGAATTTAATTTTGCTCATGGTTTATTTGCCTCGTATACAGCCCTGGCAAATCCCCTTGGTGTCAAAGACCGCAACTGCTTTGTCTTCGCAGATGCCCCACCAAGGAAAGCCCACCCCCAAAACTTACCGATATGATGAACCGGAATCTTTTCAGGCATGACAAATCCATTGCCTGACCAAATACAGGTTTTCTTGGTGTATGCATCCCTTGCGGGCATCTTTGGGTGTATCTCTGGCTCAAACCCTGACATATAACCGCCGTACTCGAATGGATTGAAGTAATGGTCAGGCTTTCTCCATTCAGTGGATAGTTTTCCAACCGGGTTCTCAACCATCCAAGGGCAACCCATAATTTCCCCCACATCTTGGGCGATTTTAGCCATTGCCACTGCTGATTTTATTTGGGCTTTAGTTCTTGCATGCTGTTCACCGCTGCCTGCCAGCTCAGTGCAGGATGGGAAAGAAAATAAAATATCAGGGTTTGGATGCTCACCTACATTCAAGATGAAGTCATCATCAATCCAGTGGTTGATGTAATGGATATTTTCGTGCTTCATTTTTACGACGTACTCACCATGATCTGCCTCGTCAGAGTTAAAGCAGTAAACCTGGTGGCCGGCAAGCGCCCAAGGAAACCCCATAATCCCAGATCCATCAAAAATTGACCATATAACCATCACATCCACCCGCCTTTTTGTTTTTTACCTTCGGAGGAATCACGCTCGTTTTCTGCAACTCGACGCATCACCTCTTCCTGGTTAACGTTAACAAAGTGACCATTTCGCCACCCCATGTAGAAAGTGCCTGGCTCACCATGGCGGTACTTGGCAACGATTATTTCTGCGATGCCTTTCATGCGAGAGTTTTCGTGATGAACCTCGTCACGATACGGGAATATGATTGCATCAGCGTCCTGCTCGATGGAGCCGGAATCCCTTAAATCCTGAATGATTGGTCGCTTATCTGCCCTGTCGGCAACCTTCCTGTTTAGCTGGCAAAGTAGCAGCACCGGAACTTTGTACTGAAGAGAGAATTTCTTGAGCTTCCTGGTTATATCCCCGATTGCAATGTCGTTTCGCTCTGCCTTTTGCTTGATAATCAGGCCGAGATAATCGACCGCCAGGAAAGCCAGCCCTTTTTCGCCGCGTGAAAGCCTTTCGGCATGAGCGATAATTTCATCCACACTCATGGTCTGGTCGATGACGTAGTTGTCCTGCTCGTTAATCTGAGCAATCGCCATAGACATTTTTGCATAGTCCTCATCAGTAAGCTCAAGAGGGTTCCTTAGCTTTCCTACTGACAGGTTTGACCGGTCAGCTATGTGGCGCTCAGCAACCTGCATCTCTGACATCTCCATTGATACGAAAAGGCCAACTCCGCGCTGTGAGCCAATGTAGTTTGCCATCATCACAGCAAGCTCAGTCTTACCCATGCCAGGCTGGCCGGCGATGATTATCAGGTCAGTCCTTCCGAAACCGCCGTATTTATCATCCATTGGTTCAATTCCAACCTTCAGGTAAAGTCCGGAATCAACACCCTGCATACGCTTCTCCAGGACATCTACCCAATCCGGAAGGATTTCAGACAGCCGCCGCGGTAGTCGGTCGTTTGACTCCATCTCCAGACTGTTAACCAGCTTTGCAACCTCACGCATATTGTCGTTAATATTTTGGGTATTGGTCTGTTCCAGCAGCTGCAATGCCTCTAGCATGTTCTGCTTTGCAATCCTTACCATCCATGCCTGCCTAACCCTCTTAGCCCATGCCCGCATATTTGATGATGAGATGCATGACTTGGATACTGCCAGAACGTGCTCGCGGAACGACTCATGAACCACGTCACGAACGGTAAAAGGGTCGGTAGGCTCACACTGCCTGATTAGCGACGACACAGCTCGGTACATATCGCGCAGTGCTGCGTTAGCAAAAGCCTCTTCCGGCAGCTTGCCAATAATCTCATGCGTATCAGGATGGTCGCCGTTAATCATCATCGAAGACACAAGCTGCGTCTCAAAGTCTAAAGAATCCATTACTGCCCCCCAAGAATCTCATCAATTTTTTGCTGTGTTAGCGCCGTTGCAATCCCGAACTTCTTCCCTTCAGGGTTTTCACCCATAGCCCACTTGGTAGGCTTGTAGCCGTGCTCGATGTAACCGTTGATTACTGTGTCCATGTCGTTTGGCTCCTTGCCAACTTCACGGCACATCTTCAGGTATGACTTGTAAAGCCTGACAAGACCTTTCTCTACCGTATCGGTAATGCTACGGATTCCAGGCAGCCCTAATTCTGATGCCTTCTCGTTCCATGTCTGCTTGATTCGCTCTTTGTCGTAAGTGAATTTTGATTTTTTTTCTTCGCTTTCCTCTTCCGAAAACGACATATTATTTTTATCTAATCTCTTCTTATCTTGCATGACAGAATCAGAAATAGTCATGACCCCAGCATGATTTGATTTTTTTAAGCACCCAATAAGATCTCGCATCTTATCATTGCTTGTCATTGATTTATCTAGCCTTCTTGCCATCTTAAGGCATGAAATAACGTTATCTGAGCATTCAAATAAGCCTAGCTTGACAAAGTACTTCATCATTTCTTCGACTTTTTGAGCGGTACATCCAGTATTTCTTGCGATTATCCTGGCGTCATGCTCAAGCTGAAAAGTTAGGTTATCGACATCAACCTTACCGGCAATTAGCTCAAGGCAATACCAATAAAGCCCGTATCCCTCTAACCCGTAATCAAGAAGTACGTTTTGTAATTTTGCGTCTGCATTTGCATCAACATCATGCTTAAACCATTTGATAAATCATCTCCTCTGCGGATAAATCCGCAATCTTTGCCTTGATTGTTTACTCACCTAACGCGATTAGCTCCGAAACTGTCATTCCCAAGAAAGAGGAAACCCTGGTAAGCATGGATATTGATGCGCTCTCTCTTTTGCACAACTGACTTACCGCCGGCGCCGACATACCGAGAGCCTCTGATAGTTCTTTCTGTGACACACCCTTGATAACAAGGGCGATCTTTATGGCCTTTCCTGTATTCATATATTCACCAATAGCTGTAGTTGATGTCGTAAATGATGTATTAGGTTCAGAGTTAAGTCAATAACATTTACTGTTAAATAATGACAATATTCTCTTGCATTGCAAACAATCTACCATTATAGTTTTCGTTATCAATCAGCAGGGGGGTTTACATGACAGACATTGTGAGTTTCGTTAAGCAGCAAGAGCCGCTCTTTATGGGTGCGCTATCGGCTGATGTTGTTACCTGGCAGAAAGAGAGCCAGTTCGCCATCCAGTACTTCCAGAAGAATGACTACCTGGCTAAGACGGCGCTTGCCAATCCGACCAGTGCGCAGAACGCGATTATTAACGTTGCAGCTATCGGTATCAGCCTTAACCCTGCAAGCAAGCTTGCCTACCTGGTTCCGCGTGATGGCATGGTTTGCCTGGATATCAGCTATATGGGTCTTTTGCATATCGCAATGGAGTCTGGCGTTATTCTGTGGGGCCAGGCGAAGCTGGTACATGCGAATGACACCTACGAATCAAACGGCCTGGATAAGGCGCCCACGCACAAATACAACGCATTTGGTGAGCGAGGAGACATTGTCGGCGTTTACTGCACGGTTAAGACACCGGCCGGAGACTACCTTTCTGAGGAAATGAGCCTAGCAGAGATTAAGACTGTAGAAGCCACCAGCAAGGCGAAGAATGGCCCGTGGAAAAACTTCTGGTCAGAGATGGCACGCAAGACAGTTGTTAAGCGAGCCTCAAAGTACTGGCCTAAAGCGCAACGCCTGGATAGCGCAATTCACGTTCTTAACGAAGAAGAGGGCGTCTGGTCAGAGCCGGTCATGGCGCACGTTCCTGATGAGAAAGTCATTGAGAATGAGTCACAGGCAAGGGATGAGCTAATCCTTAAGCTTGGCGCTCTTTGCGATGCGATGGGTGACGCTAAAGACGAGAAGACGCTCAAATCTCTCTTTGCTGAAGCTTTCCGCGCCAGTCATGGCATGCCGGAACAGAAGAATATTCAGGCTATTTACAGTGAGCAGAAAGCTCGCCTTGGAGTTCAATAATGAGCAAGCTATATGAGATTGCCAACGAATACGCAGAGCTTGAAAACTCCGGCCTTGAGCCGGAATTCATCGCCGATACGCTCGAAGGGTTGAAAGGCACTTTCGAGGACAAGGTGGAGAACGTCCTTAAATTAATTAAAAATGAGCAGGCTTATTCTGAATCTCTGAAGCAGGAGGCGAAGTCTTTTTCCGAGCGGGCAAGGGCTGTAGACAACAAGATTGAGTCTATGAAGCAATATCTTGTTAGCTCAATCGAGACGGCCGGCTTAAAGTCAGTCAGAGCTGGCACCATGGCAGTAACTCTTCGGGCGCCATCAAGATCAGTTGAAGTCACTGACGTCTCAAAGATTCCAACTGAATACGTGGATTTCGAGACGGTAACCACGCCAGACAAGCTGGCAATTAAGAAGCTACTTGAAGCAGGGCAGGCCGTTCCTGGCTGTGAACTGAAAACCGGTAAGCCATCACTTTTAATTAAATAGGAAATATCATGCCACATACTATCACTGGTCAGATTCGCAAAGATGTCTATATGCAAGCCGGCAGCTCTGCAAAGGGTGAATGGAAGATGTACGCAGTTGAGCTTTCAGAAAGCTGGAAAGATAAGAATGGAGAGCGACAATACACAAACTACCGGGCGACTGTTTTTGGCAGCTCCCCTGCCGCCATCGGTTATTACGATCAGGTGATAGTGAAAGGGGCATGCGTCAGCTTTAGCTCTGAAACGCTTCAGGTAAATCAGCGCGAGCACAATGGCAATAACTACATCACTATGGAGTTGGTAAATCCTCGGCTGGTATTTGCTCAGGCGCCAGGCCAGAATCAGCAAGCAAGCTCTCAACCTCAGAAGACGCAACATATGCAGCAGGCGCAGCGCAATAGGCAGTTCAGCGGTAGTCAGCAGCAGTCTCGTCCACAGCCGCAGCAGAACAGCGCGCCTGTAAGTGATGGTGTTCCTATGGACTTTGACGATGACATTCCCTTTAGTTTCATAGGCTTGCAGTATGCAAACCATGCAATCCACAGCCTCTAAGGCATGCTTTAAATGCGGTCAGGTTAAGCCTCTGACCGCTTTTTATAAGCATAAGAAAATGGCTGACGGGCATTTAAATAAATGCATAGAATGTGCAAGGGTTGATGCAATAAATCATCGCAATCTAAACATTGAAAGGATAAGGCAGTACGATCGTGATAGAGGAAATAGACAGGACACGGAATATCTTAGAAAATACAGAAATGAAAACCCAAAGAAGTATAAAGCTCATTGCGCTGTTAATAATGCCATAAGGTCTGGCGCTTTAAAACAACAAGCTTGCGAGATTTGTGATGCTGAGAAATCAGTTGCTCACCATGACGATTACGACTTTCCGCTGATTGTTCGGTGGCTGTGCCAGGCACACCATAAGCAGTGGCATGCTAAAAATGGGGAGGGTAAAAATGGATAATGCAACAAAGAATGCCATCAGGAACCTGGCTAAGCAGGCCAATGAAGAGATAAAAGCCAAACGTAAAGATAATCCAAATGGCAATCTCGATAAGATTTGCGTGGACGTGCTGCGCGATAAGTTCAAGAGAGTTGAGCAGCTTGGCGTTAATCGGCTGTGGTTGTCTTATTATCTTGGTGTCATAAACGGCACGCTTACTGAGAGATAAAAGAAAAATAAATGATCAACATGAAAATTAAATTAAATCATCCACACGCTAAGGTGCCGACATACGCTACTGATGGTAGCGCTTGCTTCGACCTTTACTGCGCAGAGGTGGTGGAGATGCTAAGCGATACCGTCACCATTAATACCGGCCTCAGCGTAGAAATCCCTGAAGGATTTGCAATGATGGTTTATTCACGTAGCGGTCATGGATTTAAGAGTGACACTCGATTATCTAACTCTGTAGGGGTAATTGATAGTGATTATCGCGGTGAGGTAATGGTTAAGCTGAGGAAAGACCGATTGCTTTCAACTCCACCTGACTTAAGAGTTGGTTCACGAATTGCCCAGGCAATGTTGATCCCAGTCAACCAGGTGAGCTTTGAGGTTGCTGAGCAACTATCAGAATCATTTCGAGGTAGTGGAGGTTTTGGTTCAAGCGGAGCATAGCAAAAAGCCCCTTTCGGGGCTTATTTTTAACAATTTATTATGTGTTGCACTGCTCAGGAGTTTATGATCTCCATCAATTCTTCAACCACGCCTTCAGGGAAAACCAAGGTATCTCCATCTTGCTTTGCAAACTTCAATAGCTCCATAGCGCGCGCTGCGCCTTTTTTCTTGGCCGGAGACACCTTGGCAAGGGTTTTGGCTGTCACCTTGCTCTTGCCCTCTTTCTGGGCCTCCTGCACTGCCTGCTCAATGACTGACTCTGCATTATCACCATGCTCACGGGTAACAGCTACCGCAGTGGCATAACTTACCTGTCCACCAGATACGCGCTTTTTGATTTCATCCGGCACGTCGCCAAGAGAAAGATGCATCTGTACGTCAGAAACAGAGCGCCCAACACGCTTGGAAATCTCTTCATTAGTCCAGCCGAGCGCCTTTAGGCGCTTGTAAGCTTTGGAACGCTCAAATGGGTCAAGAGATTTACCCTGGCTGCTGCTTACCATGAATGCGATGCGATCTGCTTCAGTACCGGTAAAGTCTTTGCACTCAATGCGCGCTATTTCAATGCCGCGTTCCATTGCCAGCAGAGCGCCAAGGTAGCGGTGCTGTCCGTCTACGATCTTAATGCCATAGGCAGTTGGCATAACTTTTAATGCCGGCAGTGGCTGCCCCTCAGCCCAGCAGTTTGCAAAGTATTCTACGTGCTGCTGGTCTGCTTCGCGGATGTTGTAGCCCGCTTCTAGATAAAGTTGTTCAACCGGCACAAGGTATGTTTTGTTAACTGCAATGCCATCGCGAGTTTCTTTGTTTGCGTACTTCTGTGAAAGTGTTGCCATGTTGCCTCCAGTGATGTAATAGGGCATAATCTACCCATGCAGGTAGATTAATATCTACCAATGAACCAGGCAACATTTATTTTAAATTAAGGTGAGATATGAGCAGAAAGCGCAAGGAGCCTTTAGAGGCAATCCAGAAGGTGGTTAGTGAGCGGCAGCCCATCAAGATGAGCCAGGTCTGGGTCTACGTTAAGTGCTACCTCAATGCGGCAGCTATCGGCAGAGAGGCCACGTATAAGCTAATCCGTGATAACTACGATGTTGACGATAACAATTACGTAAAAGAAAAGGCGGCTTAGTTGCCGCCCTACATATTCAAAATTGGCCCCAGAATCCATCGTTCCGCTCATCACCCATGTATGCCGCGGTAAGCAGGAAGTTTGCCCGGTTAAAATATTTCTCCGCCTCTTTCGTTTGGCCCGCTAGCGCCATTTCCAGCGCATCCCTGGCGTCATCCTGCGCCGCCATCAGCGCTTGCGCCCTTATGACCAGCCCTTTGTGCTCAAACTTAACCTGGCAGTGACTCTGCTTGCGAGGCCATAAATCTTTACGGTTTGACCAGTGTTTACAGCGCATCTCTTCGATTGATTTCATAAAAAAGCCCTCCTGTGTAGGTAGGGCTAATGGTAGATTAATGAAGTAGATTTAGTCAATCAGTTTAACGGATATTCTACGCTGTATCGGAATGTGCCGGCGTTTGGCGCGTAAATTCTCAATACAATACCAGTGGTTGTGGAGCTGGTGTAATCATAGTAAATGTTAAAACCAGCGGCCGCAGCCTCAAGTATTGCCCCTACAAACTCAGGCTTGAATGAAAGTGCGCGACTTGGGGTAACCGTCACCACATTCATGCCCGCAGCCAGAGACACAGATGACGAATATCTAACTGTAGCTGGAGAATAGATGCAGCCGCCTGGTGTAACCATCTTGGTGCAGGTATTCACCCAGTTTTGTCCAATAACTCCTGTGCAGTTCTGAGCGAAGATGCCATTGGTGGTAACGTAAGCATCGGTCAGAACATGGTTCCCGCTTATCTCAAGCGCTGTGCATGAATCAGCGATCACCGCCGAATCAATGGCGTTGCGAATTGAGTTGCCATTTACAGATACGCCTTTACAGGATTGTAGCTGGAGGCCATTGCTTGATACATTATAGGCGTTGGAAAATGTGTTACCCTCAATTCTGACGCCGGTGCAGGTATGGATAAGCGCTGAAGCGGCGCCAGAAATACCGCCACCCACGCCTATATACATCTCGGAGTTAGAGATGCCGACAGTTGAGCAGTTTCTGATTAAGACGGCATACATAGCTCCATTAATGTGAACGTTGGAGATATGAATTGTGCCACTAAGTGGGCTTGTTGATGATTCGGCCGGCCTGATAATCTGGATGGTGATATTGCAGTTCCAGTACTCACCGCCAGTGATGTAAACACCCTCAATCCAGCCATCTCCACGAATAGCATTAGACCAGCTGGTCACCCAGCAGTCGGAGACAGTAAAACCAAATTGAGGCGTAGTTTCCCTGCCTAAAAAAGAGATTCCAGCAACTGCAGTTGTGCTTGCAGCCGATCCGTTATACCCCTCCTGACCCCAGATTCGACAACCTGAAACCTTAACAAATCGAACATATTCCGTGCGCAAGCCATATTTAAATGTGTTTGTTGAAGCGTGTGGCCCACCAAAGCCGGAGATGTGAATATTCTCCAGGGTAATCTCATCCTCAAATGCCTGAGTCTCATCAGTGCGATAAAGTCGCACCGCGGCAGATGAGTTAACGGATGATGCCTGTATTCCTAAGTTTGAAATCAGGCATTTTTCATTGTTTGTATTACCGAACTCTTTGGCAATACCTCCAGATGAAAAAACAAACAGGCATAGCCCTGCACCATCTCCCTGAAGCGAGAAGTGCTTACCAGCAGGCGCAGTAAGTGTTGTTGAGCACAGGTAAACACCTTGCGTGACCCTCAATGGAACTCCAGCGGAAAATGCACGCTGGATTGCTGCTGAGTCATCTGTTACCCCATCACCGACGGCGCCAAAGTCATAAAGTGAGAGGATATCAGTGTTCTTTTGGTGCTGGGTTCGCGTTACGGCACCAGTGAAAGGTTGTTGAACGGCAATAAGGGAGTCGCCCTTGCCATTAGCGGGAGAAGAAAGATCGCTTCTAATCGCAGCGTCGCCAACGCTAATCCAGGCGCCAGAGGAAATGCCACCAGAAGAGGAAGGCGTCGAACCAGCAGCGACAACCTTCGGTAGCTGCCCATCCCAGCGATAGTACTGCCCGTTGCTTTCATACAGGAGAACCTGGTTAGGGAGCGTAATAGTAGCTCCATCCTCAAAGCTCTCAACCGTTATGTAACCGTAATTTATGATGGCCTGGCGAGTGATATTTTCAATGCCCGCCCAGGTAAGTCGCGCCCGACCAAATCGGTCTGAGTACGCCTCTTCCTGTGAGTTTACAATTTCATCTATCTTTCCGGCATTGAACTTTAAATCTCTCGGAGATTCACTTGGGATTTCATTGCTGGTTGGAGTAGTTGCCATTTTTTTCCCTTATCGAATTCTTCGAGCTGAAATGAAGCCGTTAACCGTACAGGTTCCTGATGCAAACCCTGCCGTGGCAACTGCATAAATTGTTGTGTTTGCGTTCACATTGACGCGCCTTGCAGGTAAAACCATACGTTGAGTTCCAGCGCTAATGGAAGTTGATATGGCGGAGTTGAAAGGAAATCCCTGACTTGTCGCTGATGTCAAGGATGTGCCAGCCTGCATTGACGTCATTGTGGCGGAGTTGTCAAATTGGACAGCGCCATTAACATCCCAATCACCCGGAGTAAGCACGAGGGATGCAGCATTAACCACTGCTCCGCTTGTGAGCGATGTTGAACTCAATGTCCCCGAGAGGTATTCACCTGTAACTCCGGATGCAGCATTTGATGCATCAGTGACTCCAGTGTTTGCCTTAGCGCCAAGAGCTACACGAGCTGCAGAAGCACTTGTGCCACCCGTGCCACCTTGCGAAATGGCCAACGCTGTCGTAAGGCCGGTAATAGATGTGATATCGCTGTTCGCACCTCTCGCTGCAGCAAGCAATGTTGACCTGATCGCTGCAGGTGTCGCACCTTTGAATACTGCTATGCCAGTTTCCCCACCACCAAGGTTTTGCAGTGAAGAATCTGTGCTCTGAACGTCGGAAAGATTGTTTTCCGGTAGCAATGCATCAGCAACACTGTTTTGGATTCCCCTTACAGTAAGGTGCGTAATACCCAATCTGTCGGTATACTCATCTTCCGTAGAGGTGATGAATTCATCCAGCTTCCCGGCGTTGAATCTTAGATCGCTATATTGCTCGCTCGGGACTGCATTTCTGGTAGGCGTAGTGGCCATTATTCTGTCACCGTATAGTTGTACATTGCGTCATTATACTCTGTTAGGGTAAGTGATGTTGTACCGTCAGATGAGTTCGGTTGTTTCTGGCTGATAGTCCATAGAGTAGTGTCCATTTCCACCTGCGTTGAGATGAAATATCGTGATGGCGACTGTATGTCGCGGCCATCGAAGATATTTAACTTAATTTCAGGCAAAGCGGCTGAGAACGCCTTTCGGTTTCCTTCCACTTCGTATGCACGGTAACGCGCCGTTGGATTGCCAAGCTCATCAGTCACGACGACATACATATCACCAGTGAAACTAATTCGCTCGCTTGTAGTGAATACGTTTCCTCTGCGGCCGGTAATTTTACCTGACTGTTGGTTCTCGTCGTAAACATCAACAACCTGAACCATCTCTCCAACATTGACCCACTCGCCATCTGCCAGGCTTTTTATCTCCATGCCTCTGCGTGAATAGAGCAAACGCAGGCACTCTTTCTTAGCCCTGTCTACAGCCTGGTACTGGTTCCTGATATAGAGCAGCTCGAACTTCTTGGCTTTATTTGGCTCGCCTTCAATGATTGAATTGCCGCTCACAGTGTAGTAAATATGCGCCTGTTTGTTTGTCGTAGGGTCGCGATACTGAATGTCAACGCCATCATATCCTCCAGGTAGCGTCATGTCGTAAGAAAGCTTATAGCCATCTGCAGACATATTTGCCGTGTTGAAAACGGTAGCAGGATATTCTTTCTTTTCGTCCCTGGTGAAGGAAAGTACGCCATCATCCCAAAAGCAAATCACACTTGCAGCGTCACAAATCTTTTGTATGCGCTCTCCAAGGGCGATATCTTCATCGTCGAACGTATAATCGCAATAGCCAAGCCTGGCATCTGGTAAGGAATTGTAAATATCATAAAGCTGCTCAGCATCAATAGTGCTTTCTGGTTGCTTACCAATGATGATCCAGTTATGCAAAACTGAGTCAGCAAAGGAACGCGATGGCGAAAGAGAGTACCTTACAGCCCCAGATGAAGAATCGTAGCCGATGGTGTGGCGAGTTATCAGTGCATTATATTTGCGCTCCCTGCTTCCTGTTGCGTTCTCAGTGGCCCTGACAGTCACCTTTACCGTGGTGTCTTCAGGGTAAGAAACGTTGCTTCTGACCGCTACAGAATGCACCTCTTCAAGCTGAAGTCGGCTTGAGTCGCTGGCGTTATCTGTTCTGTACAAGCTTACAGCATACCTCCCAAAGCCAGATGCAGGGGTAATTTTGTCCGTGCGATAGAAAGTCTCGCTGGTCGAATCGTGAGGTGTGGTTTGTCGAACTGCAAGACTACCATCAGTGCCGGCTATCTTGTTGTTGTCATCGTCAACCTTATACCAGCTAATGACAAAATTTGTTTCACTGTCTCCTCCGAGAGCTGACTGCGTATGCACCCATAACTGATCGCCTTCAATTGGTGAGAAGTAAGGGCCAGAAACCAACGGTTGGTTATCCTGTATCTGAAACAGGTTGTTGTTTATAGTGACCCCATTGAGGGTCGGGACGTTAGCAGTGCCGGTAATGTTGTTTATGATAAATGTGTAGTAATACTGCTGAGGTGGCGTGTTGCCATCGTTTTCTTCGTAAGCATCTATTAGCGAACCAGATAACACCACAACACCTGTTACATTACCGCTTGGTGTTGAATAGGTTACATTAAGAGAAAAGCTAACTGCGTGCGGAAATGACAGATCAACGAAATAATCAAAATCAGAGTTTTTTGGGATTTTAACCAGCAACTGTCCACCACCATAAGATGTAGTAGTGACCGTGTTTGTTGTGGCGCTCTCGATAACTATCGTAGTATCATCGTCATCAAGCTCATTTTTACCATAAACTTCCTGCCCGTCAACATCATCAAAAGCATAAGGCTCATAAATTACAGGGATTGTTTGCCCTGGCTGGTAAACGGTATAGCTGGCACCAGCCAGGGAGCCAAGGTTTGACTCCGAGTACCTCACAGAGCTAATGTCATATTTCCCAAGCCCAAAATCCATAAACTCGGTGACGTATTTAATGTTATTAATGTACTCGAATAGCGACTCCTGCAAAAGGTCAGGGTAAGACCTAACTTGCCCGTAGTTGTCCGGACGCGCCTCACCATTACGCGCGGTGTTTGTCTGTGATTTAAGATTATTGTTTGGTGATGTTTTTGAGGCTGAGCTACCAGTAGAAACGCTGGCTTTTGGAAGGAGAAAGCTCAAAACCTGAGTTACAGGCTTCAATACGGCGCCAATCAGATCGCCTACCGGACCTTTTGGTTGCTCGTATATTGTGACAATATCAGTGTCTCTTAATCGGAATGACAACTCGTCGGTATCGCCAAGCATACAACCATTAATCGAAATCTTTATATCAGCAGACAGGTTGCTGGCGCATAGCCAGTGATAAAGATTTGTGCCTGCCGGTACGATGCCTTGTTCTTTAGGAAGGCCCGGAACCCTCTGAATGTTTATCACCGGCATAAGTAAACCACTCCACTCTGGTAGAAAGCCTCTCAAGTGTCCTTATTCTATCAAATCTTACCGCGCTATTCTGCCTGGCGTGCAGTATTTTGCCCGCAGGGTAAACAAGCCCTACATGGGTTGGAATTGAACCAGTAAAAGATACGAATATCCCTCCGGATACCGCCGCAGGCTCAGGCCGCCAGAACGAAACTTCAGACAGGTAGCACGTGGCAAAGCTAAGCCCGGAGCTATATGATTCATCATGATGAATATTTATGCCATGGACCCGGCGAAAGTACATCACCACCAGTCCCCAGCAGTCCACGAATTCATGGGAGCAAGCGCGGTCCACCCAAGGCTTACCAAGCATTTCTAAAGCAAACTGGTCAGACGTTACGCAGACCTGGGAATTGCTGAATATCATATAGCTCCGATACATTGGCTTTTAGCGGGTTTTTTATGCTTAGAGTGCAGGTTACGTCTGATGCATCCATCGCAACATTGCTTACATAAAGGGTGTAAGGGCGTAGTGGCGTGTTCCTGTCGGTAGAAATGAACCTTTTATAGGTTGCCGATATAGGGTTAATTCTAGAGCCTGCATTCCAGAGCTTTAGCTTCTGTTTGAAATCCATAGCAAGGCGAGAGAATTTCAGGGTGGCGTTAATAACAGGTGTGCTGCTCTGCTGACTTTGAGATACATCCATTCTCACTGCCTGATATGTTTTCCCCTCAAAAATCTGCTCACTGAGCTGATTTGCAACAAGGTAAACGTATCCGAAGCTTTCGTGATAAAAGGTGATCGTATCGTACAGTATTTTATCTGCGGGTCGCTTTGATTTAAACTCACGAAGCGTCGGCATCTGTCACCACCACATCAAGAGGAACTGCATAAGGATAGATCGGCAAATCTTGATTAACGATTTCATCCAGCCAGGAATACCAATCCGGTCCAAGTTCAATAATCACGTCATCATACTCATCGTCAGGGTTGTTTAGTTCGCGGGCAACTACTGTGCCAGACCATGTTACGATTCCTCCATCTATAGATGATTGAACCGGCCACGATGTGAAATGCAGCTCTTGCTCCTGCACTCCGCTACCGCCAATATCAATTTTCATCCTGAACCATTGCGTGCAGTTATCCAGATAATTAGGGCTCCGTAGCCACAACTGGAATGCTCGCTCCTGCGCAAGCGTGAATATCCAGCTCAGGCTCCACGTAGTAGTGATATCGTCGGTAAGCCTCTCAAAGATCGGGTTGCCGACAGCAGGAACATCCGTGCGGAACCCGTCCTGGAAAGTCATATTTTTGGATGAGCGCTGCGCAAGTGGTAGCCAATCAGGGTAGTCGATAGCCATTACTCTGTAGCCCTTCTGCTGGTGTTAAAGTTTCTGCCGATGGCCTGCCCAATCTCGCCACCCTGCTCAATGTCCTGAACAATGGTCTGAATAGTGATATTACCATTTTCATCACTGGTAGCGGTGCTTGATGCATAGGCTGACGATGAGTTATTTGTCACGTAATTATAAACACTGACCTGCGCTGCTCCGCTTCCGCCGTTAATATCCTTATTGCTGATTACGCTGCCGTTATCGCCGGGGATCATGTATTGATTGCCGTTGCTCGCCTGGTAAATCTCAGGCATGCCACCTTCACCTACACGATACATTGAACCGGCCGCCACCGGGCCACCATTTTTACGCATGCCGGCAACCGATAAGCCCTGCGCGACACCTGCAGTGGCGACAATCCCTGCCTGTGCCGGGATGGCATTCGCACCGCCGGTTGCCAGTGAAGCAAGTGCGGCGGCCGGCGCCCAAGCGGCGGCAAGGGTTGCTGCTCCCGCTGTGCCTGCCGCAACAGATGCGGTCATGCCAGCCGTGCCGACAATATATGATTTAAGCCACTCCACGCCCATCTGTACAAATGCGTTAATAACGCTGCTTAAGATGTTGCTTCCTATTGAGCGTAGCGCTTCGCTCAGAGTCATGCTGCCGGTAATAACCCCAGTTAAAGCATTACCAGCGGTTTGGCCAAAGGAATCAAATGCTGCAGCGGCTGCTGTTGTGTACGCGTTTTGCTGCGCCCATTCGTTATACATCGCATCAATGCGCTGCTGCCTGTATTTTTGCTCTATTCCCGCACGAGTGGCTTCTATCTCAGCAATTTTTTGCGGGTACATGGTTGCGTACTCGTTTAACTGCTGCATATCGGACGCGTACTGATTATCAAGACCGGATATTGGGTTGGCCTGTCCTTGCAGCTTTGTGTAGTTCTGTTGAGCCTGTGTTCGCTTCTTTTCGGCTTCGGTTTGCGCCTTTAGCGCCGCTGCATTGTCATATGCCGTGGCTGCGTACTGACCTGCAAGGTTAATCTGATCTTGCGTTGCTGACTTTCCGAGAGACTGTTGAGCTTGCAGGATAGCCTGCTCCCTTGAAAGCTCTTTTGTTGACGAGGCGCTTAATGCTGCCTTTTCCTGTAGCTGCTGAAGTTTCTGCGCTACAGATGCTGCGGCGCTTGCCGCTGAAGATGCCTGCCTTTTTGCGGCAGCAGCTGCTTCATCTCGCGCTTTCTTTTCCTGTTCAAGCTGTCCTACCTGCCGGCTTGCGGTAATGAGCTGTGATTTCTGGGCATCAGTTAAATCTTGCTGGCTTATTGCGTACTCTTTTGCTGCCTGCTGACCCTGCGTTAATGCTATGCGCTGAGTTTCAAGCTGTTTGCTGATATTGTCAAAGTTGGCGTTCTGAGCCTCGGTCTTAAGCTCAGCGAGTTGCTTCTTGAGAGCCTCGCTACGGTCTTGCGCTTCCTGCATTGCGGCGCCGGCCGACAGTAGCTTTGTCTCAAGCTCAGTTAATGCGTCGGCCCCAGCTTTAGTGGTTGGCGTCAACGTGTTCATATAATCAATGAGTGAGCTTAATGCCTGCGGGGATGGGTTCTTAGCCAGATCGTTGAGGCGCTTAGCAAGGCCAAAAGCGGCATCGTCGCCAATATCAAACTGACCCGTCAGCATGCTAACCGTGGCGGTAAGCGTGCTGGCCATATTGTTGACGCCAAGGCCAGTCTTAGATGCCTCGGCAAAGGCGTCGCGGAAAGAGTCGGTCTTTATATTGAGAGTGCCAAGCACTTCACCCAGCGCAACAACGCTTGCTGAACCACCTTGCAAGCTACTAAACCATGATGACTGGTCTTTGACAATCCCCTGAATGGCTTTGCCTGCATCGCGTACGGCGATCTCATAGTTGGCAATGGCGTTATCTCGGAGTTGCGCTGCAAGAGTGGCGTTTGTTACGGCCAGCCGTGCGTAATCATTAGATAGAGCGGCAACCCCCTGGCTGTTGATGGTGACAACCTTGTTTAGTGCATCGGCTGCCTTGGATAGCTTATCCATTTCATTGCCGGTATTTCCCAGCGCGCTCATCAGTACGCCGGTTAGCACCGATCCAAGTGCTATGAATGCACCAACAATTGCACCACCTGGCCCAAAGGCGCCAGCGAGCTGTGAACCCTGCTGGCTAAATGCTACAAGAGCAGACTGACCACCCTGAACCTGGACGATAAAGTCCTGAATCTGATAACCTGCCTGTTGAAATTGACTCTTAAATCCGCCAGCACTTTTGGATGCATCATTAACTGCACGCGCAGTGGTAGTCATTTGCGTATCAAGCGTAGAAAGCTGCTTGCTGGTCTGTCCGGCAGTTTTGCTTATATCATCCAGTGATGAGTTTACCCTCTGGGCGCCAGAAACCATTCCCGCTATCTCAAGGTCAACCTCATAATGCAGGCCGCCCATGTTTTCATCAGCCATTTACCTTAGCTCCTTTCTCTTTTGCCAGGCGAATGGCTCGCAGGCGGTTTCTTTCTTCATAAAGTGAGTTGTACTCTTCGCGAGTATAGCCCTTTGGCTCAGGATATTTAACCTTAATCATCTGCTGAAGCTCTGTCATTGTGAGGTCTTCAGCCTCTGAGCGCGGCATGCGGAAGTGAGCGCGCGCCGAACTGATGTAGCTACCCACGTCGAATTCAGCAGTAGTTTTCTTGGTTGGCTCGCTACGCTGTGGCACCTTGAGAGGAGACTTACCGATTAAACCATGCTCGATAAGTGTGCGCGCGATAAGCAGTATATCTTTCACCGGCATGATGCCGGGCACGTATTTTACACCGCGGGGAGTTGGCTTCCATCCACCGATAAGGTGAGAAATGTCATCATCACAACAGCCCTGCATGATAATGCAGGCAGCTGAAAGAACACGCTTGCCATAAGCTGGGCGCGATATCGTCTTCAGTATGTAGACAGGGATGCCCGCAAAAGATAACGAAGCACGCCGCAACACCTCTTCCACCTCCACACCATTAACGGTAGCGTAAATCTCTACCAGCTCTTTTGGTGTGCCGATTTCAGCCATTGCGCGGAATGATGGCTTCAGAAAATAGCTGCGGTCTTTGAATGCAAGGCGCATCTCGCCAATGGAGCAAATGGGTGTGCGGTTTCTCATGGCTACCTCTTTTTTGTTGGTTGATTATATCATGCTTGACGCCGCAATCAGAGTGAAGTAGATTGTTGGTAGATTATTTCAGGAGGCAACATGAGCGGTGATTACCAGGCGGATTTGCAGTTTTACACAGATATGTACGTTGACCAGGGTTTCACTCATGATGAGGCGGAATTGCTGGCAATTAATTTAATGAAAACATTTGGCATCACAGAGGGCTAACACATGAAACTTATTGAAATTATTTCAAAGAAAAAAGAGTGGCCGGCAATGGCAGTCGGCGCAGTACAGGACGAAGATGGCATGATTTGTTACTTCGGCGAAGGCTCAGTCCCTGAGTTTTTTGATGGCCAGTGGTTTACCTTCGGCGAGAAAAGCTGGGTACATGTCTGTACCTGCCAGCATCGCACGGCATCAGATCACCGCACGGCCATTGTGTTGAAAAGCGATATGGGGGTGGCAGCGTGACTTTATTAGAATGGCTTGTTAAAAATCTGGATAAGAATGGCGGCTGGCCAAATAATGCCAACAAGGCATCGTGTAAAGATTGGGCGCATGCGGGATTTCTAATTCACTTCTTTGACAAAAATGGTGAGATTTTATCGTCAAGGAAGTCAATGGATTTCTTAAGTCATGGAACTGTCACAAGAAATGAATACGAGGCAGCCATGGCAGAATTAACCGACACTACTGCGAGCCAGGTTGATAGCCTGGCGTGGAATGGTACAGGGCTGCCGCCGGTTGGGACGATTTGCGAGGCTTTAATGTCATCAGGTAAAAGTAAGTTGTGGTCATGGCAGCTCGTAAAGGTAGTTGAGTCAGGCATTGCTGGCGCAGAAAAAGAATGTCTGGTTTACAACCTGGAAACTACATATCCATCATGGGTGGATGAATTCCGCCCCATCCGCACCGAAGCAGAGCGCAGGCGCGAGAAAGCTTGCAAAGCCATGACTGGCAGGATTGATATGACGAATGAAATTGCATCATTGATTTACGACGACATCGCCGCCGGTAAAATCCCCGGCGTGAAGCTGGAGGATTGATATGACATTTGAACAATATCTCGATCAGAACAGCCACCTTGAATGTGGTAAGCCAGTTAAGAGGCGTGATGCATGGAGCATAAGCCGCATACAGTTTGCGCGCCAGGTATGGCATGACTGCTGCGAGGCGAAGAATAAAGAAGAAGTGGTCGACAAAAAGTGACACAATAAGCCTCCATAACCGGAGGCTTTTTTATGAATAGCTGGGAGTTAAGTTTAATTTATTCCATAGGTAAGAATGCAGGTCTAAAAGGTAGCAAGAGCGATGAATGCCCGTACAGTGCAGGTGAAAGAAAGCTGGCGTGGCTAATGGGATTTAAGGCGGGTCAATACGCAAAAGATAAGGCGCTCTGAGGCGCCTTTATTAATTAAAAAACTGAACAGAACGGTAATGAAACTTGAGAACTTCATTCTACCACAATTATGGCCTTTAGCAACACAGGGCTAACCCTCCAGCAGATAAGCCACAAGTCCGGTGCCGCCAGTTACGTTTACTGTGCCCTTCAGGAATGCCGAGATATCCTGCAGGCGAACAATACGAGACTCGCCATCTGGCACGGTGATAGCTTTGCCATCAGCTACGCTGATAGTTCCGCCATATCCAGCCGGAGCGATAGTCGTTGCGCCGTCGCCGTCAATGGTTACAGTGATATCAGCTGCGGTGGGATTGGTCAGCAGCAACACTTGCCGAGTGCCGGTCTTGTAGGTCATCGTGTCGGCCGCAGTCAGCGTGGTTGATGCCGGAGTAGCTACGCCGCCTAAAGCGTTTACTGACGTTGGGTTAATCAGTGGCATTATGCTGCCTCCGTGGTCTGCTCAATGGTAACTGTGTCGGACTCAGCCGGGTGAAGCTCCATGGAGAAGGTAACCAGGTCATTTGTGCCGGCATCACCAGACAGCGCGGTAATGGTTGCATACATGATCATGGTTACCGGACCAAAGCCAAGACGCACCCAGACAGTAGGCTGACGACGATTTTTGAGCTCGGTTGCATAGTAGAGCACCATGTGGCCAAAGCCATACTCATCGCTCTTGTCGTTCGTGCGAACTTCACCTTCCGCCGTGATGGTGAAATCAGAGTTGGTTACCAGTGATTCCTGAAAGCCGCCGGTATCATCGGCTTCTGACGTTACAGTGTTAGGGGAGAAGTCGAAGCCCTTGGTTGTCAGTGCGCCGGCATACTTCCACTCAGCCTCTGTAGGAACTGCGTCAGGGCAGCCATCAGCAAGCTCAAGCGTGGCATTGCGGCCAACCAGCTTGATCGTATCATTCGGGCAAATTGCCATGTTATATCCTCTTACGTAAAAGTTAGCTATAGCCGTGAGATTATAACACGAACATGTGTTGACAGGATAATAAGCCAATGGTAGATTAAATCTACGCGGTGAATTGCAGCTCTCCGAAGCAACCAGAAGATAAGCATCTGGCGCCGTGCACAACAGGTAAGAGCATTGCTTCGATACACCTAAAGAAGTCGATGGCGGGACTAGCAAAGAACCCGCGCCTGGTTAGCCAGTGCTCTTTCCGTTGTGGTGAATGCGTAGGCTGATACGCAGTGGGACGTGGCTGACTCACAAGGATGGCTCAAGCGAATAAGCAAGCTCGACGCCGCCAAACAAGCGCCTTATGCCGGAGCTCAGCACCGGCCGCCACAACCCTAATCGCCAAATATCAACCTAAAAGCAATCTGGCAAACAACTCTCTTCTCTTCAGTTAATACAGGCGTAGGCATAGGCGTCTGTAACCTGATATCACCAAGGCAAGAATCATTTGGGTTGGTGCTGATGTAGTTCATAATCTCATAGCATTTATCAAGGACGACTTTCGTATCAGTCTGCCCTTGCTGACCTACAACCCAGAGAAGGTAGTAATAATCATTGCCAAGTTCAGGCGACATAGCAGAGCCGCCATTTGGCTGCAGGACGATAAAGCGATCTGCCGCTGCGCCGGTGTCATTCCAGAAAGGAAGCTGGTAAATCCATCCATTTGTGAGGCCAGAGTCTTCAAACCAGGCATCTACACGGTCAAGCATGTTTATCATAATTTCATCTCACGACGGATAGCGTTATCGACAAGCTCTTTTGTGTTTTCTACGGCCTTTGACAGGAATTTAGGCTCTCCAGTTTTATCCCACACATTACCCTTGCCTTTTAGCTTGCCAGTTCGTGCAACACCCTTGCCCAACAACTTGCCAGGTGCATTGTGCACATACAGAGCATAACTTGCTGAATATCCTATTTTTCCTGTAACGCGCGTGCCGTTAATGTCAATGGCACGATACTGGCTGTTAATAAGAGTAGATGTTGCTACAGGGGTCATTGATGCAGCCTCTGTGGAGATAATGATGCTGGCAGCGGTAATCGCAGCAACAACATTTCGGCTCTGTATCTCACCAACAATTGCGTCGAGCTTTGCCTGCGCCTGCTTTACGCCGATAAGTTTCGCGCCCATGCGTCACTCCGTAATCAGCGCGAAGTCTGGCGACTCTGCGCGGTTGAAGGTGTTGCCATAGTTAATCACATTCAGTATTTGCTGTGCGGAGGCGGCAAGTGGTGACATGGCATCCGATGCACCAACAATAATAAAGTCGCCGATATCTGCACCCGCGTACTCTGTCCAGAAAGTGTTGCGCGCGTTTCTCTCGCTGCCCTGATTGCTGGCAGCAATGGCGTCATTCAGGCCATAGTCACACATAATCGCAATTGGCGCGCTGTACTGAGACTGGCCGTACTTGTCCTTTCCCATGGATTTCCATAGTGTGCATGGCTGCGTATAGCTCCAGTTGGCTATCGATGTCATTGGCAGCTGTTCCTTCTTCCAGAAACGACGCGGAAGAATGGCAGCCCACTGGCATCCGGGTCTGTAACCAGTCCTGACAGGCATCCCTTAGGGTCGAGCAGTCGCATCTGGTTGTAGAGCGATACCCATGGCTTCGTGCCGTATGCAAATGACTGGCTTGCTCCTGATGGCGCGTGCTGACTGGTGACATAGCGGCCGCCAGTTGATGATGCAAGCAGGATGGACGCCCATAGCAGAAGCGCGGTGCGAACACATTCATCCGGGTAGTTTAGCTCCAGGCAGGGAATTACCGGAGATAGCAGGCAGATAATTCCGTCAGCCTCCGACGCGGAGACCGTGACGCCTCTGCCGGCCATTGCAGCAATCAGTTCACTACTTGTCGGTGCCGGCATTTTTACGCTCCCGAATTTTGAACCATGCTTCTAAAATATTTTTGATGATGAATGATATAGCACCAAGGCATGAGAATAGCGCCGCCCATTCAGGCCATGTGTGAGGCATTAATGCGCCAAGCATTGTCAGGCTGCTACTATCGCTTGCTGCATTAAGCCCAATACCAGTGCCCATAGAAGCATAGCCGACATTATCAATCGCCTTGCCTATGCCACCGTTAATCATTTCTGTGGTTACGCTTTGCAGTCTTCCGAACATTACAAACCTCGCGAATAATCCAGGACCAGGTCCTATAAAGACCCCACCCCGTGGCGGCGATGCTTATTAGCCCAAGTAAAATATCCAATTTCGCCGCCCCATTTGGTTATGGATGAAAGGATAAGCAAGTGCATTCCTATCACAATCCATGCGTATTCTGAGTGTAGAGCAGTCTCGACAGGCGTAACGTACTGCCAGACAAAAGACTCAACGGAAACCAGCCACTCATAAACAGGCATGGACAGTGCGAATAGTGCCAGCAATGGTGCGGCCCTAAAAGTAAGAACGGGGTAAATCCAAATTGCGGCCTGGAGTAAGAAATAAAGATATTCCGAGCCGCCTTTTGGCACTGAAAACAGATCTACGCAAGCCCAGCCCAGCACCATGGACATTGCCATGGCGGGCGCGCAGTAAGCGAACGCAAGCATGCGGGTAAAAAGGAAGCCACACACGTACATCAGCGCGATTGCGTAGTCTGCATAAATCATATTAGCCGCGACCTGGGGAATTGGTGCTGCCGTTAGGTTTTACAGGTGTCTTTTTGATAGGCTGCTTGGTTTTGCTGCTGTCGGTAACTACTTTACGGCCTGGTGAGTTGGTGCTGCCCATTTAATTAAATCCTCATATTTGTGGTTTGTGCATTGTATCATAGTTGACACTGCGGCAAAGGTGCAGTAGATTTGAATCTACCAAATAAGAGGATGCTAAAAATGACAGACAGAGAGAAGTTTGAGGCGTGGTTTAAGAATTACACCAGTTATGATGTTTTAGAGCATCCAAGCGCCAATGTTGTTGAAATGATGAGGCAGGCATGGAAGGCCGCCATCGCATCACAGCAACCGGCAGATGATGACTGGTTACATTGGAATGGCGAGAGGGCGCGGCCGCCAGTTGGTGATCACGTAATGGTTGAGGTTGAATTTAGAGATGGGAAACGGATATGTCGTGAGGCTCAGGATTTTTCCTGGCGCAACAGCCATGTCAAATTAGGGATTGACATCATCGCCTATCGGGTGGTGAAGCCATGAGTCGCTGGGTAAAGGTTAGTGAAAGACTGCCAGTGCAGCGTCAGAGCAATCGTTATGTTCCGCTATCACTGCTGCTGAATGAGAGAACTGTAGCGCAGGGCGGTTTTGATGACGGTAATTTCTGGGTTGATGGTGTGATTATGCATAACGTAACCCGGTGGCAGTATATGCCAAAGCCACCTAAGGATGGATCATGACAACCAAATGCACCGGCCTGATGGGGCGCATCTTCGGGCATAAATTTATCGTTGTTATGAAGCCCTCCGGCGAGAAAGGTTTGGTTGATTATCGCATGCTCAACATGCACTACATGCGCAGCACGCTGGGGGCGATCGACTATTGCATCTGCCAACGCTGCGGCGCAGTAACAGGAGAGAAGAAATGAGCTACGACAAATATCACATTGATCGCTGCGAGGCGCTTGAGTTCCTGCATGCTGAAGTTGGATTCTGGCCTGACTGCGTGCCTGATGGTGGGCCTACCATCAATGTTGGTGAAGCGATATTCAGAAGCTGGCGCTTTATTCTGTCTCTGGGCGGGGAGCTTTTGTTTGCTAACTGCCTGAGCGACCCAATTCGCAAGCGTGATTTCGATGAATACTGCGCGCACTACGCGTTTAAAGAAAGCCCCTTCCGGGGCTTTCTTTATGGTGTTAATGATTGTGTAAAGCAACTAACGATTGATGCCGTAGTGCCTGCCTGCCGGTTAACTGAGAAATACCAGCCACTCGGAACATCTGCTGATATTTGGCCGCCATCCTGCAGGCTTGTGCCTACTGTCACTGAGATGCCGGTAATGCCAGTTTCCCACACGCCCATTATGTAACCACCCGCAGCACCCAACACCACTGATGCCGCCGTTGGGCCAATTTTTAACTCAACCCTGTCAACCTGACCAAGCGCCAGAAGCGTGACGTTAGAGGTTGCGCGCGCATTCACAATAACCTTGTATGGCTTTGTGGTTTCAGTGTGTTGATAGGCGGTTGCTGGCGTTATCGTCCTTGATACAGGAACCTGAGGCGTGTAGCTGATGCCGTTGCTGCCGTTAGCACCATTAGCACCCGCAGGAATTGTCAGATTAAGAATCTGCGAGGGTGAAGTGCCAGTGATTGTGGCTGCCGCGGTTGCTCCGGAGGCTACCGTACCTATGCTGAGAACGTTAGCCGGACCTGCCGCGCCATTAGTGCCGTTAGTACCATTTGTGCCATTAACGGGTAGAGGCAGTCCAAGGTTGAGCACCTGATTGGGCGAGGTTCCGCTCATTGTCGCAGTGGGAGTTGAGCCAGGAGCAAGAGCCGTCACAGTACCGATTGTGATCGTGTTGTTTACGCCATTTGTCCCATTGCTACCGTTTACACCATTAACCGGCAGAGGTATGCCAAAGCTTATGGTCTGGTTTGGTGATTGACCGGTTATCTGTACTGTAGGTGAACTTCCTGCGGGCAGCGCCTGCACAGTGCCAACAGTAAGAGTGTTTGCCTGGCCATTCGCACCATTTGTTCCATTAATGCCATCCCTTGGTGAGGGGAAAGAAAAACTGATCACCTGGTTTGGTGATTGTCCTGTAATGGCAACACTAGGCGCAGAGCCTGGAGAGAGGGACTGAACACTGCCAACGGAAAGCGAGTTAGCCGGGCCAGGTAAACCATTGGTGCCATTGCTGCCATCAACCCCATCACGAGGTGCTGGTAATTTAAAGTTAATGCTTTGCGATGGAGCATCGCCATTGATGGTGACTTGTGGTGCAGAGCCGGCCGGGAGCACTTCAACTGAGCCAACAGATAATGCATTTGCCGGGCCTGGCTGCCCATCCCGTGGCAGAGGCATGGCCATATTCAACACCTGGGATGGTGATGTCCCCGTTATGCTGACTGATGGGGGTGACCCCGGAGGTAGAGCGCTAACGGCACCTATAGATAGCACGTTTGGCGCGCCGGGGTCACCTTTCATGCTGCTGAGAGATACGAGGTTATTCCATGCAGAATCACCCTGGCGCCTCCATTGTACCCAGCCATCAGCTACCTGAAGGTCAATATTTTTCCCATCAACCCCTGATATCTGGCTGAGTGGCAGCAAATTCATCCACGATGTGTCGCCAGCATAACGCCACTGGATGTAGCCATCTGCTTTTTGCAGCTGAATCTGCTTGCCGTCTGCACCTGGAGTGCCTGGAATGCCAGTGCCGCCGCCTCTTCTGTTTGGATAAGCCATGTTTACCTCTTATATGCGAGAGCGAGAGCTGATACAGCGCCAGTAATACCCACAAACCTGACGCGCGCCTGAGTGCACAGTCCATCCATCATTGGTGGTGTATATGAAGCATAAGGCGCGGTAAACTGAGTTGCATTAATTGGTGAGCCAACCGCCGGCAGCCAGCTTTTTGCCATTGGCAGCCCGTACACATATACCTGCCCTCCCGTTGGAGTTACCTGATTGCCGGCTGCATCATAAAACTCAATGTAAACATCGACCTTGTCAGAGTCTGCTCCCATATTTGCTGTTGTGTAGGTAACGTCTTGCTGGTTGACGGGGAGCTGAAGTGCACCATTATTGGTGAAGTTATATCGCGTGGCCATGAGTTGCCTCCTGTTGATAGCTACATCGATTATACGATCGCAAAAGAAAACCCGCATTAGCGGGTTTAATGTTTTACTGGTGTTTGATTAGGTAATGGTGACCGTGACAGTGTTTGATTGCTTGGTATTAGCTGCTGGTCGGCCGATGGCCACGGCATAGTAGCTGCCCGCATCTGCGCTGGTTACGTTAGCTTTGGTGTACGTCGCACCGGTCGCGCCTGATATCGCCACACCGCCTTTGTACCACTGCCAGCTATATGCATCGGTAGCGGCTACAGTCAGGGTTAGCGTGCCTCCCGTGGCCACTGTGGCTGTGTTTGCGAGGTTAGTGGTGTATACCGGGATATAGCCGTAATACAGCGGAGCTGGCTGCTTATAGCCGTTAATCATCACCCAGTGATAACGGGCTGGAGATGTGGTGTACAGCTTAGCCGCTTCGGCATCGGTCAGCTGAACCGTTGTCATTGAAAGCATGCCGCCGTTAAAGCCCCACGCCACGGTGCCGTCGCCTTTGAACCACATTCTTTCCGGGCGGGTAAGAACTTGTGTTCCTGTAGCGGCTGGCGTGGTTGTGGTGAATACACCATCTCCGGGTACAAAGCGGTCGCAAACGCCTTGTTCTTTTCGTGTTGACCCCGATCCGGTCACGTGGACCGAATAGCCACCACATTGCGCAGTCAGTTGAACCCACAGTTCGCAGATGGTGGCTGAGGTTGTAATTACCACAGCATCTGCGACAGCTGTTTGGTTTTCAAAATCCATGTTCGAGTTGTAAGGGTTGAAAGTATTGGCCACCCCTGTGTCTGCCGGACGCTGAATTGATATGTGACATTTACCGGAGGCGCGGTTGTCGGGGTAGTTCGCGCTGGCACTCGTCTTTATGATATTAAAGCCTTTTGTTCCTTCAATAGTAAAATGCCACTCCCCGCCCTGATTTCGCGTCTCCATCTGTCCGACACGCACCCAGCGCGCAGATCCGGCCAGGTTGTCACCGTGCAGCGCGCCGGTCAGATAGTTCAGCGTCACGGCGTTTTTCAGCAGGGTGTAAGCCGCTTCCAGGCGTGACCACCCCATTTCGTAGTTGCTCTGCCACTGCGTGATATTTGACCCCACCGCCGTGGTGGTTCCGTCCGCATTCGCTGCCACGTCCGGGTTAGTGTAGTAACTTGTCCATGCCGTGTTTTGACTGCCGTCGGCGTTGAATGGCGCAGTGACCATATCAACATAGTTGCCCGTAGGCAGTGAGTTTTGCAGGAAGATAAACCGGCCAGCCCAGCCCAACACCTGCGTTTTGCAGTCTTCCACGCTGAACGCGTTGATGACGGCCTGCGCGTTGTTCAGATCGCCAGGTGCTGCGCCATGCTCAACCCAAACATTATTGATAACCATCTGACACATGCGCGCGAAGCGGAAAGGCTGCGATAGCGGGTATTGGAAGTTACAGCGGGATAGCTCGAAGTCTGTCGGGTGATCCCAGCTGCGTTCTGCCTGGTTACTCCATCCTGTATCAATAACCAGCTCGGCGGTCATATAGCTGTTCAGCTCCGTGACGCGCGAGCCGATGGTGTCTTTCAGGTCGAACACCTTCCCGCCAGTGTACTGAATCAGGATGCACGACGCGTTGAAGTACTG